TTCACTTTCGGTCGCTCGCATTATTTCTCTTGCGATGTCGTTACATAGTTCTTCTTGAAGTGTGCCACGACGAGCACACCACTGAGCGATCCTAGTATATTTAGACAAGCCAATAAGTTTGTTGGCAGCGATGATTCCGATGTAAGCGACACCAGACACAGGTTGATGATGATGACTGCACATAGAACGCAATTCGCTACGAACAATAAGCATACCTTCATATCTATCCGCTGAATCATTTGGAAAAGCTGTTGCATCTGGTGCTGGATCATATCGACCTCCCATAATTTCGTTGTAATACATTTTAGCAAGACGACGTGCCGTGCCTTTTGAGTTAGGATCGTTCTCACGATCAATTAATAAGGTATCTAATACTTTTTCAAAAGCTTCTGTTGCTTCGTTGATTAGAATTTCCTTGTCACCTTCGTGCAAGTAGTCACTGATGTTATCGCCAGCCCAAAAGCGTTTACCTTCACGTTTCATATTAAATCGAATAGCATCCGCTAGGTTAGCTTCTTTGTAGTCTTTATTACCGATAACCGCATCTTCATATCCAGGATGGTATGGTGCGTCTTCCACTAATTTAGAATTAGTTATTGCGTTTTTTAAATCTTCTGACGTAAATGTTGTCAATTTTTTCTCCGAGTTATTAAGGTCGTGGATGACCAGTCTTGTTACTATTATAAGGGATATTTAGATTTTTGTCTACGGCTTAATCAATTATTTTAATCTTTCGGCAATCAGGATATTCTACATATTTAGGAGCCTCATTAACCATTTGTAACAAATGGCTTCCTAATTCTGCTTCTTCGGTTGTGGGCTTGTAATGGTAACCTACATGAAATACTTCTTGTGCCTGCCAAGGCCGAATGCCAAGATCTCTACCATCGTAGCGTTGGGCCAACATTGTTTTGTATGCCTGTGCATCATCCAATAGAATAGCGCCACCACGACCAATTTCTAAAGGTTTACTACGACCAAAACTTACGCAAGTTAATGTACCTGTGCGATACATACCACGTTCTAATCTACGAGCACTATCCCAAATACGTGTGCCAAAGAATGGATATTCTCCTACCCAAGTCTGGTATTCTTCGTCTGTGTAATTGTAATCAATGCCTAATTTGTGCATGGTCATCGGTACCGACAAATAGGTAAATGGTGTAAAACAAGTTTCTTTTACCTGATCATACCGCATACACAACTCAATAGCATGAGTGCAACAATCGGTCATGACAGCGTATGGTGCGCCAGTGTATTCTGCTAATTCTTTTTCAAATTTTAATATGCTATCAAAGCTCATCTATTATACCAGGTCCAGGCGTGGGTGATCATGTCTTCTAAATTAAACTGTGGTTTCCATGTACTTGTACCCATAAATTTTCCAGCATCAGCAGTAAGTATAGCAGGATCACCGTTACGTTGAGGTCCGTGTGCTACTGGAATATCTTGGCCAACTATCTGTGAAGCCAATTGTACAACTGCAAGATTACTGTTACCAGCGTTAGTGCCAAGATTGTAAACGTCACTTGGTATGGAAGAATCAATAGCTAAAATATGTGCTTCGGCAAGATCCTCTACATGGATATAATCTCGAATACAGGTTCCGTCATCGGTAGGATAATTGGCACCATACAAGGTAAAGTCAGTATTATTTTTAACGCTTTCTAATACACGGGCAATAATATGAGTAGCACCCGGAGACTGGCCATGTCGAGCTTGGCTATCAGCACCACAGGCATTAAAGTAACGGAATGATACAAAGTCTAATCCGTAGGCTGTTTGATAGCTTTGTAACATCCAGTCAATCATCAGTTTGCTTTGACCATATGGACTAATGGGCTCAGCTGGATCAATTTCTTGTACTGGAGTCATAATGGGATTACCGTAGGTTGCGGCACTGGAACTAAAAATAAATCTAGGTCGTTTATCGTGATTTTTGACCAGGTAATCCAGCAAAATTTTGGTCTTGACAAAATTATTGTCGTAGTATTCTTCTGGATTTAATATACTAGGACCAACAAGGCTAGTACCAGCACAATGAATAATAGCATCTGGGCAAAATCTTTTAATGGCATCTAAGCCTAGCTCACCAGAAAAATCACCGGTGTGCCACTGGCACGGAACAGGAATCAAATGGCCTGGTGGCATTTCTCGATCAATAGCTAAAACGTCGTGCCCGGCATCTACTAACTTTAGTAGTGTTTCACCACCGATATATCCAGCGGCTCCGGTTACTGTTACTTTCATTCTTCGATCTTTCTTACGTGATACTTGGCTTGGCTTACATGATCACGATACCGATTACCTGCACGATTCCATTGTTCGCCGTTGCCTTCTAATATGTCCACAACACGATCAATAGTACCGTCGGTCCAATCACTAATTAAACCCATGTTGTGATGTGGTGCTTGTAGCAAGTTTTCTAACTTGTGATATGCATCGTCGATACTCCAAGGTACATATAAACGATTAGGATCATCAGCAAAAGTCTCGGGAAAACTTCTGTAAGCAGGATAAAGAACATTACAACCCAGAGTATCAGCTTCTGAGACGGTGTTAGAAACCCAGTCTTGTAATGCGCAATTAAACAATACACGAGTATCGTTAACAAGAGTATAGTAATCATTTTTCTTTAAGTTTTCATAAATGGTAAGTTTACCTTCTGCTTCTAACTGGCGAGCACGGTTGATATATTTTTCATTATTACTACGTAATGGGCCGCCTTGGAATATGGCAAACTCAATATCTTTGTGACGTCCTTGATTGTGATACATTTCAATCAAATCCATGTAGAAGTCCGGTTGCTTCTCTTGATCAAATCTGGCCGCAAATCCTACACGCATCTTACGCTGGTCAAACGGTTTGATATTTGCCGCCCCACCTATTCGTTCTAGAACTTCCTGTTTGCCAAACGCTAGTCCACTAATATTGTAGATAGGAGCAGTCCAACCTGCAATACGCATATGGGCAACCATTTCTTCATTAGTAGCTAGTACACCTGTTACAAATTGGTTAACCATCTTTTCATACGTTGACATCCACTCCGCCATACCCCAAACATGAACGAAGTCGTCAGGATCAATGGCTTGAGCAAGACAACGAACATAAATGCGAGGACGCTGAGCAGGATCAACTTGATCGAGAATGTAAGGTAAGCTCTCAATACCGGGTTGAAACATGTCTTCAAAGTAGATAACATCTTCATTTGTGACTTCTCCATTTCGCATCATTTGAACTAGGTTCATCATCTGGCTCATACTAAAAAAACTACGCCCATGTGCGTCCAATACTTGACCTACACTGATACTTTGTGTGTTGTCAATAGTAGTACCTGGAACATAAACTACATCTAAGCCGCGGTGATCAAATACACGACGATTCCATTCTGTGAGTTGTAGAGTGTAGCGGGCCTCATAACTTTCTAGGCCCATATAGAATAATTTACGCACGGCGATATCCTGAGAATCTGCGGCCGTCTTCGTCCCACATGTTCTTGGCGTTTTTGCCTTGAGTAAACTTGTTGTATTGTTGCCAAGCATAGCTCTTGAAGTTGTATAAATCTTCTTCTCTGTATCTGTAGCCATAATCAACACAGAATTCCAAATAGAGTGATAAATCTTCAAATGCCTGAATGGCTCTAGGGTTTACACGATGTTGGGGCTTGCCCATGATAGTTCCTTTAAATTACAATTGATTGCGTTGGACGAGTAAGGTTATAACTAATGCAGCATCCGTTCTCGCCGTCTTCGGATACTTCAATTACTACAGCACGATTGGGATAGCGGTCAGCTATCTGTATATATAGGTCATCCGCCATCATCTCACAGGATTTAAAATCTAATTCTAAAACGGTATTCGCACCGTTATACAACGACTCGAGCCATCGTTTAAACTGTATGAACTCAATGTCTCGGTCGTTTGAGAACACATCAATTGACACCCGGAAATGAAATATATGGCGATGAGGATTAGCAAGGAACGATACATCATATTCTCCTGCTGTATTTAACTTGGGATCCGTGGCAGCCGCTGGGTAGCAATGAATTCCTTCTTTTTGGAATGTTACCCAAATCTGCCGTTGTGCGGATGTTTTAATACGTTCAATAGTTTCACGTTGTTCTTGTATCATTTCTGTAATAACTCCATGGTTACAATTTTACCAATTGATTCAGATAAGTTTTCTTTTTGTGTAATAATATGCAGTTTAATACGATTTTCGTCCTTCTTGTGGTCATACCACCTGGACTCTACTATTGTGCCGCCGCTTACTGCTTGTACCTTAAAGTTAATAGGATCTGGAAGGTCAATGTTACTTGGGCTGTCATCGCATATTTCGTTATCCATTAAGGAAACACTGATGTTTCCGCGACCTATCCTAGCAGGCCTGCTATCTTCAGCATCTATTAAAAAGTGAAGCAGTCGTTGTCTTAGCCAGTTTCTCATTTTATTACTTCGTCCTTGGTATATTTAGACCAGTCAGTGAACACCTGGCGTTTTTGTAAGTCGTGTAGGCTGTGACACCAGACGCCCGGGTTTGTTGCTGCAAAGTCTCGGTCATCAATTTTAATAGTGGCATTGTATCCAAATTGTTGAATGTAAGGAAGTTTAACACTAATCATTGGAATAAAGTTGTGAAACTCAACTAAGCTGGATTCTAATAGTCCTTCTGCTTGTGCATGATCTAGGTCAAGGGTACAATAGGTAGAGCGTTGTTCTAAACAACTACGAACCATGTATTCCCAATCACGCCAACCTTCACCATCGTTTTTATCTAAGGCTGGAAAACTTTGATTGGCACCAAAATAAATGTGTTCGCAATCGTTGTTATCAAATTCTTGTAAAACAATTCGCGGATCCTGCACACCCACTACAAACAACGTCTTAAGACCAAATGCCGGCGTGTGTTCCACTTCGGTTCCTATAAAGAAACTTACTTCATTGTGTCCAGCTCTAATCATTTTCTTTTGCGCCTAATTCATATGCAATATTAAGTCTAAGTTTAACAAGTTCGTCTTTGATATGCAACCTTTGCTTCTTCAAAACTTCTAAAGTAGCATCTTCAAACACTCCGGTACTTTCCATACCATCAATACGTTTATCCAATTGAGCATGTTCTTCTTCCAAATGTCGTACTCGACTTTGTAAATGGTCAATCATTGAGCCTCCAACTCGTTTAGTTTATTTTCATCCAACTCGATATCGTCACTATCAACGCTATCGTCCTCTTCTACATCAAACAGGTTATTAAACATGCTCATGGCATTTTTGGCTTTTTTGCCTTTGAATCCACGTGTGCCCACAATGTCCATCCAGTAACGGTCATAGTGCTCGATAATAGCTTCAGCTTCTGCACGGTCGGGAGTGGCAAAAATAGCATCAACAATGTCTTTGAATCGAGCATGATCGCCATTTTGATTCCACATCATAGCAGGCCAACTTCCGTTGTCGTATTCACGATTGGCACGTTGTACTGCTTCTAAATGCATCCAAACATTATGCCCCATTAGTAATGCGTAACTAAAACTGTCCCAGGATGTTTTGCCGTTCTTTCCAATCTTGTTTAGATCTGGAGCGGTATGAAAGTGTGCCATGTTGTTAGGATCGAATATTTCACCATTTAATTCAGCATCGGTTTTACGCACACCTGGTTTGTAGATGCAGATGTCCTTCATCTTTAAATGTTTGCTAATGGGACTTTCATCAAAATGTTTGACAAATCCTTCGGCTAATACACCATCACGATATGTTCGTGTATCGGTACTGAACTTTTTATCATCCACAATAGGACTCATACGATAACACCACTTTTCATTGTGTGGCAGATCTATGTGATGATATACCTGTCCGTTGGCTGTGGCTAGGAACGGACTTGCACAATCAAAACTGATGGTAAATGCTGGATTTACATACTTGCGTACAGCACGTTGAATGTCGGTTAGCAACACTGCCCACTCTAGTTTACTTGTGCCCAGGAAGTGCATCCAATCGTGTATGCCTTCTTTGAGCAAACCATCGTGACGTAGTGCTACCAACCGACGCAACACAAGATGCACGTCACACATGTTTTGTCCACCCATTGACCAACCATTGAAGTGTGTATCTGGATACACCGCAGGATCGCAATAGTCCTTCATTAGTTCATACCAACGGTCTGCGTCGGCATGATTGGCACCTTGTAAAACATTAAGGAACTTGGCACCACCGTTCTTAACACCCTTGCGGTGCTTCATGAAGTAGTCGTTGTTGTACTTGGTAGCGTCTACTGCTTCTTGTAGTGTGGTAATCTGGCAAGCTGCACTGGCTTTCTTATCATGAATAACCCAGGTCGGGATATCAAGAATCATGCCGTAGTCGGCAACACCATCCAACCACTTTAACACAGCATCACGTTTCTTTTGTGCTTTAGGACAACCTGAACCAGCTTTCCAATCGCCTTCCCATAAGCCTTTGGCAATCTGGAATCCACCGGAGTCGCCTAACATGAGAGTATTAGGATCCCTATTACGAACCATATCTTCGGACCAGTCCTGCTTGTTGAGATCCAAGTTAGCATGCCCACCAGAGTACAGGCTCCACTTGTAAGGAAATAGGCCTTTTTGATCATTAAGCCAATTCATCATTTCCATATCTGGAATGCCTGCTGGCATACGAGCCGGGTCTACATAAGGACCATTAACTAGGTCTCTTTGTTTGCCTATAAAAGTAGCGTAGAAGCCACTAATAGCTGGTAAGAATACAGCGTAATCTTTTTGTTTGGCTGTTAGGTTATCTTGTTCGATCACTTGCTTTGTGCTGGAAGTTTAAAGCTATAAGTAGCCAATCCCGAATCTACAGTAATCTCAGCAATCCCATCATCACTAATACGCATGACTTTGTCCCCGGTTAGATCTAAAATACTAATCACAGTCTTAACTGGCCAAGACCATTCACGTTTAAGTGTGCCACCTACATCGTGCTGGAATACAAAGTTACCGGCATGGGTTGAATGATCACCAAAGAAAAACTTTAAATCTTTGCCGTCTGTTCTTGCTTTAAAGTTAACTTCTTCGGCATTAGCAGCAGCTTGCATTTTTAATCGTTGAATAGAAGCCACAGAAGGTTCAAATTCAATGTGCCATGTAACTGGTTTCATTTTAACGTTTTTCAATTTCTCGTTAATGATCTCAGTAGCCATAAATCGATAGCTATTTTTAAAGTCGCCTTCGGCATTTTCAAATGTGAGTTGATCCAATGCACCTGTGTCTTTGCGTGTGATAGCAAGTTTGGCGTTTTCTTTGTAGGGTTGTAAATTTAACAATACCTTGAGCTTGCTTAGATTTGGCATGCCAAATGTACCAATAAAATCTGCTACCGGATTGGCAAAAGTGCCGTCAACAATAACGCTACGGTCTTCGGCTAAGCCATTAATGGCTGTAGCTTTGGTGTCGCCGGTGATCTTAACTAGGTCAATGCAACCCAGGTCATAAGTGTGTTCTACTAAGTCTAGTAAGTGATCTTTCATTTAATTCTCCTCGTTTGTTTATTGTACAGTGTTTATTTAGATTTTGCAACAGGTTTTGATTTATTTTGGAACTATTTTTGCCAAAGTTTGCCCACCCTTGAGACTAGTTAGTTCTCCGGGTTTTTTTAATTCTAACCAAGTGGTTGGGCCTGGATCATTCCAAGAGTACACAATTTCGTAGCCCATAGAGACAGCTAATTCTCGAACCAAGTATCCTGGAGTATAACAACAATAGTAATTTTCAACCAATCTGATAGCACTGGGTCTATCACAGTCGTTGAATGTAAATGCTAGTATACCACCAGGTTTAAGTTTTTGATATATTTCTGCTAGATATTTTTTAAGAATTTCAAATGGTCTAAAATTAAAGTAATTGTAGGCTAAACACATGCCAAATTGATCATTGGGGATTTTTGTTAAAATGTTTTGATCTAACTCTTCACTGACAACATATGGTCTTAGACGAGTTTGATACTGTTCATTAAATCGATTCATAGCCGGGGTTAAATAATCATGACTTAAATCTACCAAGTAGAGAGGATCATATGCTACCATGTTTTCAATAAATGTTTCTAACCCAGGACGAATGATCAACGCTGGATATTTCCAATTAGCATATTGACTTAATCTAATTTGGAATGGAGCAGTATCGAGGGTATTGGGTTTTCTTAACTCAAGTACAAACTCAGCAGACCGAATTAGCTCACCTTCATACAAGGTATAACTTTCTTGAAACCATGGTCGTTCTGCTGCTTCAATTTTTTGATTTAATTGCAATTTTAAATTATTTAAATCATCTTCAAATTTAGCAAATACTTTTTGTATGTCAGCATATTGACTGTCAAGATCGTGAGTAAATGATGTCATCAACTCTGGTTGTGTGCCTACTAGATGTAAGATCTTATCCAACTCAAGATTGGCAGTTTGCAACGCAGGCACACTTGACAATGCATCTAGCTGATTACGATATGCAACAAGTTCGCTAAGTTTCATATTACCACTCAAACAAAGTTTCAAAAGTATTTTCTGTGTTGGTAGAACTAGCTAGGTCCCACTCCAACACACTTAACAAGTTGTCGATCTTTTGATCAACTACTGTGGCTTCCATCTCGCTGTCATCAAACGGTAGTTCTTTGAACCATGCAGGTAATTGTTGTTCATCTGTAGGATATCCAATACTGGTCCATCCTAGAGGATTGCTTTTGAGTTTGCACACAATAGTTTTCATACCATCAACAATTTGCAAACTATACTTGTCACCATTCATCCTACGCAAGTTATTCCAATTAAGTGCCGCACGAACATGCCCGGGCATGTTGGCTTTGCCCAGGCGTTCTTCTTCTTTGCCGTACTTGGTCAAGTTGTTTACACGTTTTGGACTGCCTTTTTCCCAACCTGGACGTTCTTTAAAAACGTATTTGAACTCGCGAATCTTAGCAATAATCTCATCACGGGTGGCACCAGTTAACACATCATTGAGAATCTCACTTAAGAACTCTTGAATAACTTTGGGCGTGTCACTGCGTTTTAAATCTAAGCCCATGGCCTTGACCTTACCAGGCTGTCCAGCAACGTCTAAGCGTTTGCCTTCCTTGTCAATGATCATCACTGCATAACGCTTTTTGGTAATAAACAAGCCCTTGCTGGCTACTACCTCTCGCCCACCTTTAATCACTTCGCCCATCTCTCTAGGCACATGGAATGCAGTTTCCATAAAACCTGGAAAGCTGATGTTGACTTGATCCGCAATTGAATCATACAGTTGTATAGCCATGTCTTTTGACCAAGTCATACGTCCTTCTTCGACTTCTTTTTTCAGCACTGGCCACGCACTAAAATAACACGAGTCTGTGTCACCGTAGATAATAGTTTCACCCACATGATCATACTTGCCAGTGATACATTCGTTTACATAAGCATCCATGTGCTTGGCAATGGCACGACCAGTAAGGGTTGTAGACTGACCAATACGCTTATCAAAGAAACGGCAACCAGGATTAAGAATAGCACCATAGAGACTGTTAAGGTTAATCTTTTTAACAAGCTGACGCTTGTCCCAGTATTCTTCATCTTCTGCATTTTTACATTCTTTCAATTTGGACTGCATGTCTTTACGTTCGGCATACCAGCGTTTTAACAAGCCAGGAATAACACCCTCTTTTTCATAGGTAAAGATAGTACCATTGGCACTGATCATCCAAGGTTGATTGCTGTCAAAGATCATGCGCCATACTTCTGCGGCACTATGTACTGACTCTTCACCACCTTGCCAGTCAATGGTGATCTCTGTGCCTTTTTCTAAATTCATTACTGCGGTATATTCCAATGAGGCAAACACGCCTTCCCAGGCTGCAGCAAAGCTGGAGCCAGAATTCATTTTATCTCGAATATACCGGTTAGTCATAGTGGGGCGCAGTTGTCCTACAATAGTTTCTGGACCCATATTCAACGCACGAATTGCACTTGGATATAGAGAGTTAATATCAATTGATCCAATGTATTCGTGAATTCCTTTTTTGGGATATGCTACATAAGCACCGGCGGCTTGTGTATCCTCATCTGAGTAACGTTCCTTACGATTAGGAACTACCATGCCACGCTCGTGAGCTTCGTTGATGATTGCTTGTTCTGTAACAGCCACAGCACCCATGGTGGTTTGTAGTAGCACAGTATTTTCATGTGCTAATGTATTAGCAAGATCAAGAAATTTTAATTTCTTGTCTAGCTTGGCCAGAATCATTGTGTCTTGTCGGTTGTACTCAATGAATGTTTTAAAGTTTTGATTGTACAGTTGATCCAATGTGCCTTCAAACACTGTTTTAGTTTCACCAAGTTCATATTCGGCAATGGCATCCAAACTGTAACTGTGGCGCTCTTCGTATGTGTACTTGCGATACAATTGCATATAGTCCATATGCACACGACCAATCAAGTCATAAGTTTCATTTTCTGCACCAAAGCGTTCAAATGTACGTTTCTTAGGATATTGGTTCCACAAGCAAAATCTACGGGTATCATCTTTGCTGAGTACACGGGTCACACGATTCACAGTGTATGGAATATCAAAGCCTTCGCTGTTCCACCCAGACAAGGCATCAGCATCTTCAATCAGATCCAAGAATGTGTTGAGTAGGTCTTCTTCAGTTTCAAATACAATGGTATTTTCAAAATCACCAGCAATGTCGCGGGCAGTAGCCGGGCTCATGTGCTTGGGCGGCATCACCAGTGTGACCATTTGATTGAGCCATTGCAAGTACACTGATATGGCGGTAATGGCGTTGAATGGATCTGCAGGAGGACTAAATCCACGCTCGGGGTCGAAGTCGACCTCAATGTCAAAGAACGCTACATTAAGTTTTGGGCCGTCTTGACCTTTGTAGTTTTCTTCAAGGCAACGGAAGATGGGATTAATGTCTGATTCATACAGTTGTTTGTTTGACTGTATGCGAACTTCCTTGCGAAATTCTTTGCTGTTTCTAGTGCTGAATCTGCTGACAGGTGTACCAAAAATACTTTGAAACTTGCCACGGGCATCATCATAGTATAGCACATAGTTGGCTGAATATTCTTGATAGCATCTCTTGCCATCACGCCGTTCAACTATGTGAATACGATCGTGTTCTCTATCAAATAAAGCGTCAATATAACTCAAATTTTTCTCCGTTTATGGCCGGTTAGCCATGATTCATGTTCCTTACGGGAACGACTCGCTGTTGTTAAAACAGTACTTATAATGTTTTGCCAACTTGAACTAAAATTTGTTCTAGCAATTCGTGGTCTTGTTGTTCACGACCAAATTCAGATTTGTGTGCTAACTTGATAGCTTTCTTGAGAATGTTTGGTTTGATATCTAATTCTTCTGCAATGGCCTTGACTGTGTCATTGAGTCCACCGGTTAGGGTTTCAATTTCAGACATTACTGACATGCCTTCATTGATGATTTGTGTAAGTTTGTTTGTTTGGTCTGCTGTGAATACGCGATCTGACATTTGTTTCTCCTGAGTAAGTTTTACTATTATACAGGGTTATTTAAAAAAAGCAAGAGTATTTTGGTAAAGCTCACTTAGCCAAACACGCGATCGGGCACGACTCCGAAATGTTTTGCAGGCAGCAGCCGCCTACACCAAACCGTAACTAAACGGTCCTAAGGGGTGTTCTATACAGGTGAGTAGGGAAGTACTGGTCGATCCTCTTCACCGTTTTGTTCTGGATATACTGGGTATTGGGGTTTGTTCATATGTCTACTTACCATCCACATGCAGTTGACTGCCATTATTAAAACTGGGGCTAAATGGACTTTGTGCTACACGGCCACCTTTGCTTTGACTCCAAGCATAGCCAGCACGATGACCTGAACAGTCTTTGGTACATGGTGATCCTAAGAATTCAAGTTCATTCAAGTCATCTTTTAAAAATGTATCAGCAAATGCCTTGCATAGTTTTTCTAGTTTGAGATTACGTGTGATTTCTATGTGATACTTTTTACGTATCCGTCCCTGGCTAGGATCTTGATAGCCAGCATAGACTTTATGAACACCAACTTCGTCAATGAGATCAGAACAGTTAACTCCTTCACGTTCAGCCATGTATTGAGTGCATGGACTACAAGTTGTAATAATAATGCTACCATCAGGAATAGGACCAAAGCGAGCATAGTAACTGTCAATAGCGGCACGTTCACCGTGAACACGATGGCCGTCTCGAGTGGGGTAATTGATACCTACTACACAATTGTTATCGGGATCGAGCACAGCGGCTGCTACCATGCCTAGGCCTTGATCTTTTTGTTGACCTTGAATGACTAGAGAACATAACTCAGCTAGAATACGATCTAACTTGTCATGATTGCGGATTTCAAAGTCTGTGGCTCTCATTTGTTATATGTTGCTACTTGTTTACATAGTGTAATAAAGTCAGCATCACTTAAATCTCGTTTTGCTAAGTTTACTACTAATCTAACATATTGAACATTGCCTGGAATATAACCTTTGCTTGAATCAATTCGATCTGCACTTGGACTATTTAGATCTTTAGCCGAGCCACTACGACTAAATGGAACTCCAGTTAATGCACATTTCCAACCTTGTTTATTAATAATCTCCCATGCCTGCTCTTGGGTAATATTAAACTCTGTGCCAGATTTTGGTGCTGAGTGTTTTCTTCTACGAAAAGCAGCTGCCCATGGACCGTGCATTGAATTTTTTGAATCATATCCAGGCAACTGTGTTGCAGCATGAGCTTCATTTAGAATTTCTGTAGCTCTCATCAAGCACCAAGAATTTGTCGAACTTGATTAACATAAGCACTGACATCGCTGGTGCCAATTTCGTCTACGTCACCTACATTGTAAGCAACTTCTTCTGCGGCCTGCATGACTTTGTCTGGACCAAACTTCATCAACAGGTCTGTGTGGGCAGTCATGATACGATTAAGGATAGCACGTTCTACACCGCTAGTGTCTTGCTCTTCAACTATTTCGGATTTACGATTCACCGTTGTGTCTGGATTGACCTGTTTTAGTTTGCCCCAGGTTACAGTTTGTTGAATACGCTTGGCCAACTCTTTGGCCACGTCACCATCTTTGTCAACATCAATAGCCCGTTCAAGTTTTAGTAACAGTGGCTTAATCTGTTCAAGTGTACTACGGTCAACAGTAACACCTTTTTTCTGTAGGGCTGTAATTACATCCTCTGCACGATATAATTTAATAGCATTCATAGCTTTATGCCAGGCCATTGCACCAAATGCCGCAACAGGAATTATCATAACACCTAACAATTCTTTATAGAACTGTAAATCTGACATGTTGATTAAATCGAGCCCCTCTTCTAATTCTTCCTTAGCAAATGGCAAGTACCAGAACCAGTTTTGAAATCCACCTGGGTTGGTATCGTAGTCCATGTGCGCACGGTTACGGGCCCCGGACATCATACGAGTAAATTCTCTATGTGCATTGTGTTGTTCTGCAACAGCTTCCAGTGCGTCGTACAGTTGACCGGCTTTGAAACTGTCTCTGTGGCGTTCAATACCAGGAGCCATGCGACTGTACACATCGGCCAAGTCGGCATGCAGGTTGCCCGTGTCACCTTCGGTTACACCTGACTTTTGAATCTTATCAGCATAGAACTCGCTACTTGCAACCTTGCCGCCATTCTTCTCAGCATAGACCTTGGCACCTGGATGTGTCTTAAACTTTACAACCTTGTTACCGTTATATACTACCCATGAACCGGTAGGATCTGCCTTGGTTTCTTTTATATCTAGTCCGTGTTTTTGTTCTTCCTCTTTCATTACAGGATTTAGTGTAATCTTATCTGCCTTAGCCTTGTCGCCTTCGCGATACAACTTTTTCTTCCAGTTGTCATGGAAGCGACGGGCATCTTCATAGTAGTCAAATGTTTTAACACACTTGCCGGCCAAGCAAACCTCATATGGTTCTACTTTGTCGAAGTCTTGATAACCTTCAAATGTGACTGTATTGGCCGGCAACGCAATCTTGCTTGTTGGGTGCATGATATATTTGTAAGCTGCGGCTTCGGCACTGTTGGCGCCTTTTTGCTTGGCAATGTTATATAGACCTTGTGGATTTTTAATGTAGTCAGCAATCAGCTGTCTAACTTGTATTCTCCACTGTTTTTCTGGTGGTAACGGAGCAACGTCTGGACCAATACTAGCAGCATAACCTTCTTCTACATCTTCATCGTACCAGTCGTCATTATTTTCATTATCAGCATTTTTTTTTTGATCAGCTTCGTAGTAGTTGCGGCCTCGGCCTTTGAGCAGATCTTCCTTGCCAGGAATCTTTTCTACAGGAACATTGCCGGGAATGCCGCCTTCGTCAACATCTAATCCGCCTTGGTATTTCTTTTGACGATCAAATTTGATACCCATAGCTTTTTCAAGACTATTAGTTGTGCCTTTGTCTAATTTAGCCAGTGGATCTTTTTCTTTTTCAAACCCACCATACACTCCAGGTTTGGCATGATGTTTAATACCTGTAGCAGTAGGAGTCACTTGACCTTCGCCAGTTAGTGCACCATAGCCCATGGTCTCGTTGCGTACCATATGATAGCTGTCACGCTCGGCCTTGCACTTTTGAAATTCTTTCATTAGTGCTTGCTTGGCTTCTGGTGTATCAGCTTTCTTGGCACGAGCAACCAAGTCATCCATCCGCATAGCCAAGTCATCAATACGTCGTTGTTCTAATTGATCTACTGCGCCTTCTGCAATTCTGCGTTCGTGGTCCGTGTTGAATAAGTCTAGTGCAAACATTTTTTTATTTTCCTTAAGCTTCGTCTATGTAATCCGCTGCTTCATCACGCCTACGTTGACGAGCGTTAAACATTTCCAAGGCCATCTCAGCCTCATCTAGTGTTTTAAATTTTGTGGGCAAACAACGGCCTTTACGATGTATTTCAAAGCCATCTGGTTCATTGCCGTGTACTTCCCATAAGCCACATTCATTGGCAACAGTTTTAACTGTTGTATTTTCTTTCATGCTTACACCAGGTTCACCCGCAGGTTGCTCTGAAGGAATCTCACCACTTAGAGCTGCGCCAATTTCGGTGTCTTCATTTTGTTTGGCAACGAGAGTTCTATCTTGTTTATCTTTGGCCTTGATATCAGTATCGTCGTGCTTCTTGTCTTTGAGATCTGTATCAGTTTTGATTTCATCTGCTATGTTGCTTAGATAATCAGCAAATGATTTTTTAACCTTGTCTAGAACATCTTCGGCTACAGCAGTTTCATCCAGCTCTTCTGACTCTTCGCACCCACCAACTAGTTTGCCGGCCATTGGATTCTTAGGATCAGTTTTGGCTGTGAGCACTGCTACTGTTTTGGGTTTAAAAGTAGCACCCAGTTGATTGACACTGCGTTGGTTTTTGTCGAGTCCTTCTTCAAGGATTCGTAGTCGTTCTACGATCGAATAAATGTCGTTATGGTCGTGCGCCATTGATCATGCCCTTGCGTCTTTCAAATAACTCTTCAATTGCCATGAATATTTGCCATGACTGCTTTGGCGTTCCGCGGCAAAATTTGCAATGTCTTCACGACCTTCAGCAGTGGCAGCATCAAATACTTGCTTGCTCATGTCAATCATGGTCTGTGTATCTGCGAGTAATTCTTGTAACATCAATCGGGCACGAGGAACCTTGATTTGGTCCTGTATTTGTGATAATTCTTGGAAGCGACTTAGGCTTCCTGGAGCATATTCTTCTGTAGTACGGATATATTCAGCAATGGGATCTACAGCTGAATATGCATCTTCGTAGATTTTTTGAAAAAATTTGTGCAACTGTCCAAAGTCTGGACCCTCTACGTCCCAATGAAAATAGTGGGCTTTTAAGTAATAGGCAAATGTACTTGCAAGGTAAGTTTTTAACAAATCAGCTAACATTATTTCTTCCGTTTATATTTTTTGTACTCTGCAGGCGTGTTAGGCGTTGCGTCGTCCGTAGTGTATTTAGTGCCACTAAAGAAACTTCCGCCATTTCTGCTAATCATGCCGCCCAAGGGCATACTAACAGGCGCTATACTACCGCTACAAGTAGTGCCACTGCTAGCGCCACCATCTTCCGTTAAATTAACAAATTCATGCAGTCTCATTGCGAATCCTTAGTACGTTATCTTTTACTGTTCCAGGGCCATAATCAACTCTGATGTTTGTCACTTGCAACTGTGCCAAATGGGGTGGAACCAACTCAAAACGAATACGGTATTCGCCTGGTTCAGCTTCGACCTGCATCATTTCTTCAAGACGTGAATCAGTCCATCTCCAGGTGCGTTCAGCAAACAGTTCGTCATCGAGATACAAGCGATACGTAGGGGCTAATCCTTCCCACTCGCAATCAACATCTGCTAGTACTCGTACGAACTGTTTAGTCATACTGTATTTAGCGGTTAATTATTTGAGTTCTTTGGTTGATCCAATGTGCCAATCTTCTACTCCGTATTGGGCTTTCATTAGTCTGCGAGCATCTTGCATGTTGGCCGCTGTTACTGTAACATCGATATAGCCCACATAGTTGGGTTGTTGGATACGCACAGGTGCAGTCCAGAGTTTATATTTTGGGTATATGTCTCGAGCTCTCATTGACCTGTCCATTTAGCAAGCATACTGGCCATACTGGTATACATGCCGGTACCACGGCGGCCACTGCGCATACTGTGAACACCGGGTTTCACAGGAAATGTGTATCTTGTCCAGTCTTTGTCTTGATCTATAATTTCATCCGTCGGCCTAGGTTGATATTGAGAGGTACGTTCCATGTTGTAACCTTTAACTTCGACACCAGGGATACTGTTCAACATCAACCACATGCGTTGTCCGTGCCGGGTCTGGGTATCACCAGCTTCTATAGTAAGTTTCAATATGCTCAGGGCAATGCCATACAGGGCTTTGCCCAATCCACGACTGCGGTATTGAGGATTGACAGCCACGGTACTAATTCTCCAGGCATCAGTCTTATCGCGGGTATAAAATAAATCAAGTTCTGCGGCTAAGGTATCGCCATCAAAGATCATGATTTCCAACTCTTCTGGGCCTGTCTTGCCTACAGCATAGGTAAACCCTGCACCTCCGGGCAACTCTTTTTTCTTTACCGCATACTTGGGTGGAACAAGAGTATCGGCATCGCCAAAATCACCTTGTGGTATGCGGGCTATTTCTTTTACTAAATGTTTTGCAGGATCAAACTTATTACCTGCCATGTAATCAATAATCTGTTGATACTTGTGATCACCGAGCCATCCAGGTTGATTTAATTTGCGTTTTACAATAGCCTTAAACTCAGGACGCTCACGCCAATTCCACGAGTCACCGTTTAGTGGAGTGACAATGCTAAATCCTGGAGTATTTGGGTTGCCACTGTGGTCTGTAATTTTGAATGCTTTACCATATAAAGAATCAAAATCTAAGTGTTGGCGTCGCTGACTTTCGTCCAGCTCTGTTTCCCATACATTTTGACTAGGACGATGCTTACTCCAAAACCCAGCACCGGCATCAGTTTGTTGACCACTACGCCGTATTTGATATCCTAGACTTTTTACATAGTCATACATGATGGCAGCAATACCTTGCCCACGATAACGTTCATCTACTTCTAAATCTTGTGGCAACAATGTATCGCCATCAATTGAAAACAACACATGCCCTAATTCTTTACCGTTGCTAGTAGCCGTAACCTGTGCTACTGTATTTTCGTCGTCATTGTCGTCAACATACTCATCATCTTTTACTTTTTCAAAAGATAAATCTATACCATCGCGGTTGGCCCGATGAATTCTAGGATTTTGGTATTCAAACAGGTCTGGATCAAAATCATCAGCACTGATAAAATATGTAGTGCCATCGCGGTGCTGTAGTTGCACAGCATCATCTTCGCTTTCAACTTGAGCAATACTCCACCCAAGGCTGTTTAACACATGCTCAATTTGTGGCTGTCGATCCGTGGCGTTCCACCAGCGATTGGCCAGAACTACTAACTGATCTGGAACATCATCGTTGTCGTCACGATCCGGACTAGGAGCAAATTCTCGTAATCTCATAGGTATCCTACCCAAGCCGGCCCTGTATATCCTTGTGGGAATGCCTTTAGTGCTTGCGTGGTTCTATGCCCACCTTCCCATAACTCATAGCCATCGGGTTTTTTCACAACAATAATAGGCTCTCCACTAACACCTTGTTGTTGTATCTTGGCAGCCTGTGTGGCATGTCGTTCGGCATCCCTAGGCACCTGATTAGGATTTTTAGAGCCGCCTTCTCTTTTACGAATCTGTTCCTGTGTGCGAGGAGTAAAGACGTCTATGGTAATAGGCAAGCGTTCTAACCGCCATTGCCGGATTGGGTATTCTTGTAAAATATGCTGTACGTGAGCTTTTTTATCTTCAAGCTCCATGTTATCAGGAATTTTACTGTAGAGAGCGTCTTTGACCACATAGTCAGGCCAGTGTTTTGGCACCATGCTTCTTATTAGTCGCCATGCACCACCTTGATACTCAACTAGTAATTCTTTAATTTTCATTTGTTGTCCAAGGCCTGAAATAGTTTGACAAGATCTTGAGCTTCTACACCAAATACCAACTTTAATTGAGAGCCAGCATACAAATATGCTCCAACTTCTTCTTCAACGTGGTCAGTATAATCTAGTTTGGTAGTCAAAATCTTTTTAATAGTTTTAACCGCAGGATCTTGTGCATGATCCGTTAGCAGTTGATCTGCGTTTGTTTTAAATTTGCTGTCTAAGTAATACTTAGCATGAAACATTTCGTGCTTTACTGTGTCTGCATCTTTGCTGCCGACACCAATGATACAAAACTTCTTCATACCTTTAGTAGCTTTTTCTACTGCTGTAACCATGACTTGTTCGGCTGTAGATAATTTGCCAGCAGACTTTAGCCAAGAACGAAAAGCACGATCGGGAATATTAAATCCATCCCAGAACTTAAAATAGTCTACGTCACCATTTTGATTCATCCACTGGTCTAAAAAATCAACCAGTGTGACTTGTCCGCTTTTACCACTGTAGTGATTGCCGTCATAGTATTCGGCCACGCGAAAGAAACTGCGAGCCAGATTTGGAATAGTTTTATATTGTAGTAAGACACAGCCGTCAACAGGCCGACTGACCTTTATGTCACGACTAGTAAATTGAGGCTGTTTTTTATTATCAAAGTAACTCTTTACTGTTGCTTTGGTCCAGCGTTCAATAAGGAATTCTTCAGCTCTCATTTAGCAGTTCCAACGACGGCGTGCCTTGCAAATAGCCTTGTCTGGAGTTTTAGCACATGAAATGTTGTGCATTTTCATTTGTCCACGTGATCGTGAGCAATAGCTCTTGCGACGCTTGCTGGCCTTACTACCCTTCTTTAACTTGCTAGGCTTGGTAGTTACAGCAGTCTTTAACTTTGAACCTGGATTCTCTCTACGATAAGCGTTCACAGCTTTCTGACTCATGCCAGCAGTACGATCTTTCTTGTTGACCTTTTGCCAATCTTCGTTCAGTTGCGAAGTTACCGCAAATGCATACAGCTCGTCTTCTGTTAATGATTCTAAATCATCCCACACTACTTCGGAATCTACACCATTTTGAGCAGCAATTTGATCAATGATTGATTCAATAAGATCAAACTCTTCGGCTAGTTCGTTGGATTCGTGAACTGCAGGAGCATTAGGTTGTGCATTCCAAGTGTCGGCCCAATTACTGGCTTGAGCTTTTAACCATTTTTCAGTGCTTTGGCCTTCATCGCGAGCACTTAAACTAAATGCAAGCTGATCTTGGTCGTTGTAGTATTTGCGTATGCCACGATTGTCATCTGTTTGATAACCAAACCATTCTTCGTTGCCATTAGGATCAACCAACCAGGCTTCGCCTGAGTAGTAGTCGTTGGCAGTTTCGATAAATTGCCATCCTTTGTAACGATAAGTTTCAGTCTGATCATCGGAAGTTACTTCAACATCATTGCCATCACCTTGTTCATGTATAGTTTGCCCAGACTTAGTTTTGTTTGGTCCCTGTCCTCGATTTTTTGTTTTTAGCAATGCTTCTACAGCACCAAGTTGGTGTGCATATAGGTCGCCAAGACGATCAATATCCATGTCACCGCCGCCGTCCCATACCAATGGGTCCAAGAGGTTGACTTCAAACGAAGTTAACTTTACTCCTAGATTAGCAAACTTTTTAAGTTGGCCATATATTTCTTGGACCCTTGCAGAATTTCTAATCATTTTAGAAAGATCTTGCCACTCTGGATCTCTGGTGTATTCATGAGTGTCTTGGATATCAGGGCTTAGAAATACATCGTTAAACACATTTAACTCACGCAAGGCATTTTCCCAGTCAGCTCCGTCACGGATAAAACTTTCCGCCACACTTTCATTAGGCACACAGTTACGCACCTGTCCACCATTCTTGCCTTTTTTAGTGCCTTCTGCATGTTTGCCTGGCCAGCAACGAGTATAACCGTTTGAGTCTTTTTGACCCTTTTTGATTTCATTGATATTGCCGTGTGTTTTGCACATGCCGCAGTCTTCACACACCATTTCCATCTCTGTACTTTCATTGTGCTTTTTCCTACCAGCACAATGAGCCCGTTGACTAAACCCTTTAGGATGGCTACAGTTGATACTGCTCTTGTATTTTTGACTCCACTTTTCAGTGATAAATTCATAGGCTTTCATTCTTTGTGTTTCCTTTTCTGTCCTCTACGCATATTTAACTGCCAACGTGCCAGTTGTCCTTTACGACCTTTACTGTGTGATGCCTTTTCTAATTCTGCCATTGTGGCACCTTTGGGTATTCCGTGACGCTGACTATCGCCCGGACGTCCTGGCCCTTTGCCGTCAGCAAAGTTTTCTTCTAAACTGGATACGCTACGCAAATATATGTCTGCATCTGGATATCTAGTTTCAAGATTATCTTGCACTACATTGGCTTGGTTGTAACTGGCATGTGTCATTCTATGAATAACCTGACCAGTTATACGATTTACAAATTCCCAATCACGCGGAATGTCTGTAGCATCTTGTGGTGTGTCAAAGTTTTGAGCAACATCCGTTTCCACATCCTGCACACCTGGGGCATGGCCCGATGCGCGGTAGCCATAGTCTTCAGTTTCGTTAGGCAAGTTATTTTGTTTCAACCAACTTCCGTAAACCTGATCGGCTTCCTGCGGAGTCTGTGCATAGAATCGGTCTACGACCTTGTAGGTGGTACGGCTCACTATGTCATAGTTGTAGTCTATTTTCTTGGTTGTGATACGCTTGGCCAACTTGGCTCTTGGAGTCATTGTAGCTGGATCTTCGTAAGGACGAACCTGGAATCCAATGCCTTGATCCACATACTTGTCATACACAGCATCAGCCACTTCGCCTTTGCTCTTGCCTTTGACTATTTCAAGTGTAGCACCGGTTTTAACATCATACACTTCCCAGTCTTGTTCACCCATATTGACCAACTGATATTCGCCTGTGTCTAATGCTTCACGACCGTACTTGGCCCATACTCGCATTTTAACTTCACTTTCTGGATAGCCATTCCATTCTGCTCCAGGAACTGGTTCCCATACACCGTCGACATTTTGATATAGTCTAAAACGTTGATTCATTTTCTTTTCTGTGCCAATGGTCTTTTCAGCCCACTTTTTCTTGAGTTGTTCTGCTGTGAGCTCACCTGCGGCAAACTGACTGAACAGGGCCAACTGACTGTCACCTTCGGGCGCTACCAACTTGTACAGTTTCTTAGCATACTCTCTGCGTTCTTCATTGGGGTTGGCCGCAAGACTCATGGCTCTAGCATAACGCAACATGGTGCTGGATAGTTTTTCAGGGTCAGCATTTTCCTCAGCCAACCAGTCACCGCCAGCACTACGGAATTCAATGTAGCCATTTTGTATATGTGCTGATGTGTACTTGCCTTCGCCTACACCTTTTTGTATCTCTCTATGTGCCAGTTCGAGCAGGCCACTTTGCATCAATTTGATTGCACCCATAGGATCAGCACGGCCACCTTTGATGTTTTCACGGAACTTGCTCATGGCTGACTTGGTGTAGGTGTTGGCCTCACGACCAAACGATTGTAACACGTATTCGTCACCCAGGAACAGGATCAGTTTCAAGTAGTCAACGTCACCACCTTTGAACGGCACACTAACGCCCATGTGTAGACCGGTTGAGTTGTTGGTATAACAGTTGCCCTCGTCTGAATTGGCCCAGTCACATACCGCTTCTAGTTTTTCTAATGCTTGTTCTAGTGGTAAAGGCGGACTTACAATTTCCAAGCCAAAGTCTTCACTGTCGTCGGGTTGTAAACTAGAATCAGGCTCTAAAATCCACACGCCTTCCTTGCGTGTGGCACTGTGATAGTTGCTACTTACTTTAACCGGCATGTCTACAGCACTTTGTAAACTGTCGCCAATTTCATCCCATTCACGACTTCCGCCGTTACTACCACTGCCAGTCATGTAGGGCCAGTCTAGATCATAATTGCTAGCGATATCACTCATCCAGCGTAGGCCTGCATCATCAAAAAATCCTGAATCGTCATCTATCTGATAATTATCTCGGAAGTCATCTAGAGCGGCATCCCAGTTTGCACCTTGTTTACGAACTTCATCTTCTATTAGCTCGTCTAGCAGGCCTTCAGCTTCCTCTTGTGCATCTAAATACTGTTGATACTGTGGATTGGCTTCTGCGTATGTTTGTTGTTCTTTACTTGACGTAAATTTAGGAGCCCGCTCACCGGCATTGATAATTGCATTTATTTTATCGTCGGTTAAATCCAATAATGCCAACTGTTTTTGTATTTCATTGTCAAGATCCCAATCACCTTCGTCAACCATAACTTTACGGATTAAATCTTCAGCTTCGTTGCTAAAGTCTTTGATCATTTGCTCATCGTACCACTCGTAATATTGTTCGTCTAGGCCTTCTTGCAAGGCACGTTCTTGACGTGGGCTCAAGCCACCATAGTCACCACCTTGGAAAAAGTCTATGATTTGTTGGATGCTACGGCAACGTTCGTCCATGTCATAGTCAGGTTCCATGTCGTAGTCACTGTCGTCACCGCTGTTGGTGTCACGGAAGATCATCTCTGCTTCAAAGCCGGCACGTATGCCCTGTGCTTCTGGACTCTGGGCCCACTTTTGCAAGGCCGACGGGCTCATTTTAACTTCGTCTAGTTGCGTAGACTCGGCTACATTGTAGGTAGGATCTGTCTTTTGACGTTTCATACTCTTGGGCTGATTAGGATCAACAGGGTCAATATCGGTAGTAGTGAGTCCTAAGTTTTCTAAATCGTTGATATACTGGTGTTCTGTATCTTCGTCGCCAAATGATATAATAGTACTAGGAGGACCTTTGCCAAATTGGCTTTTGTCTGCTGCTTTTAGATTACTAATGTTCTTGCCTAACTTGTACCAGTCATACATGTCGCTGACATCTACACGTATAGTACCTTTAGGCATGGTAGGTTTAGTTTCTGGGCCTGGCGGATTATCTGGGCTGTAATCCTCGTCGGCTATACCTTTTTTAAATCGGGCCAATTCTAAATTTAATTTCTCAAACAGACCATTTGCTCGGGCAACCTGTGGAACGCCTTGCCGGTTGGTTTTTAAATTTAACTTGTTGGCTTCTTTGCCCAGTTGTCCGGGGCGAATGTCTTGTGTGAGTGCCATGCTGAATCGCGGATCTCGAGCCTGCTTCTTTGTGGGGATATATCCACTTGCGCCTTCCTCTAGTTCAGTTTGACTGGCATCAAACAATTCTGGGTGCAAGCGACCATAGTCACGCATGAGTATGCCAGCACGGGCATTAGCTTCGTTTTCATATGGTGATCCAGTTTCTCCAGCATCACCAGGCACTGTTTCACGCTCGTGTTGATGTTTGTGTGTGAGTTCATGTGCCACAGTACGGAGCACATCCATAATATGACGTTGGCCAAATGCTACCTCCAGCAAATGTGCATCATTGATATAACGACCAAAAGTCTTATTCACCACTGACCACTGTGGGTCACGACGCAACTTGACTGTGGGCATTGATTTGATTTTTAATTCTGCTACACAAAATTTGATAAAGTCTTTTAGTATTTGTTCATCTGATAACGACGGGGTGTCAACTTCGGTTGTTTGTTCAACCACCGAGTTGGCTTCTTCGTGTTTGAATCCATATGTAAACACACTATGCGGTTGCCGACGTTCACGTAAACTCAGTTCTTGATCTTTGGCTGCATTACGAGCATCATATAGTTCTTTAATCTTGCCTTGACTGCGTAACATTTTAAATGCTAGGTTTTCAGGACCAAATTCGCCGTGCTGTTCAAGTCCAGTCTGTCGCATCCGTTTAATCTTTTCAGCCATACGGGTCATGCGAGTTAAACTGCCCGACGCAATGGCCTTTTCAATTTGATGCCCTACAGTTTTAAATTTATTCTCAGTGCTAGTATCATCCACCACTGACTTAACACGACGCGGAACTTGAATCCAATCATCGGTTAATACGCTGTAGATACCTTGACTAATGTGTGGTTGATCTGCAGATTGAACATATAGTTCAACATCGTAACCGCCAATTTTAATATTGTGTTGTTCGTTATACTGAAACTTCTTAGCATCAAATAACTCGCGATATACTTCATCCGTGGGCATTTTGACCACTAGGTGTAGATCAATATCTGAGTTGGGAGTATATGTGTAGGCTGCATTTGACCCACTGATGGTTATGTCTTGCAAGTCAAGATCTATCACGCCTAGAAACTCGCGAAAATCTTCAGCTATTAAAAGTAGCTGGGCCTTGACTTCCGGCTTTAAATGCTCAGTAGAGTCCCACAGTCTAGGATTCAAGCGATCATTGAACTTGACTGCGTCGTCAAGGTTGTAGGAATCTAGTTCTAAAATATTCATTGTGTAATATTTAGCGCACAACAAAAAGCCGCTGTCAAAGCGGCTCTTGTTATGTTGGGTTATTATGTTACTTCTTTTTCTTTTTACTACTGGCCAATACTGTAGCTTCTGCTGGTTTAGCATCAACCGGTGCAGCCACTCCTGTTGGACCACCCAAAGCCACATTATTGGTTAGGGCTAGTGAATGCAGATCTTTGTACAGTTGATCTTGAGTCTGATAGTCAAACACATAAGTGCCGGTGTGCTTGAGTAGCACACGCTTGTCTACCCAAATCTTGCCGCCTAAGTCTCTGTAATTTTCGCAGAATGTCCAGTCCTCTGAATAGTAACGATTTTCACGCACTGCTGTGTCAAAATAAGTTTTCATGTAAGGGTTTAATTCTGGCGGTAGACCAATGTCGTTTGCAAATGGTTTTGTAGCAGGATGTGCGTTGAGCTTTTCAAATACCGCACGTTTGATCAACATAAAACCTGTGCCGGTTTTTGATACTTCCTGTAGGCCATCTGGGCCTTCTTCAGCACCATCAAAGCCGTTTACACACCATTTGACTGGCAGACTTTTCATTGGGTATAATCCACCAATAACGTCCACGTCACGATTCAACATGACCAATAAATGCCAAGGTTCCCAACCAATGTCAGCATCAATAAACATCAAATGAGTTGATTCTTTATTGTTAAGGAATTTGGCAGTGAGCGTGTTTCTAGCTCTGCTAATAAGACTTTCATTGGTCATGGTTTCCATGGTCCAATCAATGCCCAACTGGCGGCAGGTGTTGGCCCATTTGATATAGCTCATAAAGCATGACTCTGTAAGCATACCACCGTAGCATGGCATACAAATATGCACACGAGTGGTCTTCAAAAAGTCAATGTTTACTTGGATTTGTTGTTGTCCTGGCTGTGGTTGCTCAGTAACGTCGTTTACCTTTGCACCAGGTGTTTGTGTTGTGGGTGTTGCTTGGTTTTCAGCCATGGATTCCTCTATTAAAGTGTCTGATATTTAATAGAGTTTAACACACTGGCTTATTTTTTCCTAGTCTTTTTTCGTCAAGATAATCAACAACAACAGGATCTTGCAAGTTTGGAACGGCCTGGCGTACTTGTGCCAGTTGTTCGCGTAGATATGTGATTTTTGCCAGCAAGTGTTCCTTGCGTTCACGCATCACGTTCACAGGATTATCACCAGCAAATACTGCTTCTTGCCCGTAAATGATGCCTTCTGCAGGATCATTTACACCTAAGCGTTGGTCAAATACAGCCTTTAACTCTGGGTCCGGTGTGCCATATAAGTCTGTGATAATTGCCAGACGATCATTATCATTGCCATCGCGATACAGTTTACGGATGTCACTGGCACTGTTGGCATCTGCACCTTTGACTCGAAATTTTACAGTCGGAGTTATAGCAACGTAGCCATGTTTGGTCATTGGCTTCATGCCTTTTTTGTTCTCTGGCACAGGTTGTAAATAACCAGGTGATCCATCTTTCTTTGGAGCAAAATTAAATCTTTCAGCATCCTTGGCACTAACAGCAAATACCAAGACTGTGTTGGCTTTTTCTTCGTCTGACAAAGTTGATGTAATTTCTGTTGCCTGATAAGGATTTTTTACATTAACAACATGGCCGGCAGGAACACCTAATTTAGTAGCCATTTTTACTTTGTCGCTGAACTCAAAGGGACTGGTCACAGGATCTTGAACATTGCTACTAGCAATATACACGTTGTTTTCACCAAATTGATTGGCCAACCAATCATAGCTGGCTTTGTGTCCTAGATGGAAGGGATGGAATCTGCCGGGATATATTACAAGATAGTTCATTGTAATATATTTATGGTTACATGTGCTCTAGGAGCCACAGGTATATAGGTGTAGAGAATTTAAGACTCACAGTGCCGTTGCACCCCATTTCACTGTAAAACTTATCATGGGCAACAACGCTGGTTCCATTAAAATCGTGTGTATATACTGCTTGTTCTGTGACCATATGTCCAAGTTTGATTTCATCAAATGCCAGGTCTGTGATAATTAGCCTAGCATCGGTAACAATACTACCAGCCTCATCCACCCGAGTGTGGTCAGAGGTTTTGTTTTTTAATACAAATCTAAGCTCGTGTTCACCATCGTCATCGGTAATTTCTAAAACAATCTGTTGTTGAGTTTGTACATGATCGGTGTCAAAAAACTTTTGATTGTCAACCCAGGCCTCAAATCCCAGTGTAGCTTCTGTGTTAGTTGTATCTAGGGTACAAGAAATTGTTACAGTGTTAGACATTTTAGTATGCTGCAGTAATGGTTATAGTTCCACTTGAAAATTCAGTAATTTCTGCTCTAAGCCAAGTAAAGTTACCTACAACATTTACAGGAATAGTTCCGGTATCAACGGTACTACCATCACCATATGTGGCCACTTCAAACCAAGGAGCAGATTCTTTAAGATCGTTCAAAGTCGCTTGGATGCTTATAACACCCACAAAATCTTGCAAACGATATGTGATGGTTTGTAGTGCGCCTTGCCCACCATAGTAGTTGGCCGCGGGTACAGCATTGCTGTACCAATCTTGGCTGCTACCATCGTAGTTACCTGATGCACTGCCATAAGTCACATCATCTACTAGAGTTTGTGTGGTGTAAATGGTCATGCCTGTTTAATTTCTACTAGAGTGCCAGCACCAGCCAATTCAGTTACCACTGCTTCTAATTGAGCCACAACATCGGCATCTAATAAAACGTGGGCAGGAGTGTCGTCTTTGACCAATTGGCTGACAGTGATTACAAGGGTTTGTTCGTTAATTTTTGCCATAGTGTACTATTTAGCCTGGATTATCTGCTGAGTTTTTCTTATTATTCCAGGATGTACCAGTGCCAGCATAGTCAACCACGACATTTCATCGTGATCTACAAAAAAATAGTCTTGTGTGCGATAGAATGTACTAGTAATCCAGGTTGCTAGTGCTGGGCTAATTCTAATACTGGATTGTTGATTGTTTAAAAAATTAATCAACGTGTTTTTTTGCTGATTGGTAATTTTGGTTATTTTAAAATAACTGCGGAATTGATGCCGGGGATTCTTTAATAAAATAGTATTTTTAGGACGATCGATCACAGCCTTGGAGTATTTTTTTCCTGTCAACATAGGCATGGGTTTTAATTGACTGATCAACTCTAAGCTATTGGTATACACCCATCCACAGTTGGAACTGACTACTAATTTTAAATCCACTCCGCTGTTGCGTAGAACGGCAGCAAAATCATACAAGTTTTGCTCAACTTCTTCGGTGATTTCATTCCACAGACGTGATTGTTGGGCATTGGGTTTCTGACCAAGGGTGTTCCATCGTTGGTGTGCAACTTCGCGCCACTGTTTTCGACGCTCAAGCATGTGGCTGATACGGGTGCAATCAAGTTCTTGTTCTCGCAGACAACTGATTTCTGCCAAGCCAAAACTGATACAGTATTGAAAACGATCGTAAAACAACCGATCCTTTACAACGGATTTAAACTTCAGGGTCAAGGACTATGTATCCATCTTCAGTCACCACGGCTGTACTGGTTGAAAGTTCTGTTACAAACTCAACTGCATCATCTTTCATTACAGCATGCATTGTACAATTCTCCAAACGATCAAACAAAATACGCTTACTCAATGGCACACGAATTAGTTCATCAATCTTGCGTCCTAGGGGTCTAGCACCCATCTTTGAATCGTAGCCCTTGTCGGCCAGCATGTCAATCACTGGTTCTGATAATGTTAATTGAATATGCTTATTCATAAGACTGACCTTGAGTTCATCTACAAATTTCAGCACCACTTTCTTGATGGCTAGGGTATCTAACTTGTTGAACTTGCACACACAGTCAATACGATTGCGTAGTTCAGGTTTAAAAAACTCTTTCATGGCCTTATCTTCGCTACCAGTTTTTTCTAAACTCTGTCCAAAGCCAATGTTGTTGTTTTCGTTGTCTCTAGCACCCAAGTTACTAGTCATGATAATGATGCAGTTCTTGAGATCTACTGTTTTACCATTGCTTGATGTAATGCGGGCTTCATCTAACATCTGTAACATGATGTTGATTACATCGGGATGAGCCTTTTCAATTTCATCAAACAACAAGATACTAAATGGATGTTTGCTGACATCGCTAATTAACTTGCCGCCACCAAGATTGCCATCTTCGAATCCAACATAGCCTGGAGGCGCACCAATCAAGCCTGACACTGTATGACGCTCTTGATACTCACTCATATCATACTTGAGCAGTTTCATATCCAGGTGCTCGCTGAGCAATTTGGCCAACTCTGTTTTGCCTGTGCCCGTAGGTCCTAGGAACAAAAAGCTAGCAATAGGACGTTTAGCATTGCCAATACCCGAGAAGTTGATGTACACTCTCTCCAATACGCGATCCACGGCGGCATCTTGTCCATACAACTTCTGTTTAATGTTGCTTTCCAGTTCTATAATCTTGGCACTGCTTTCATTTTCTAATCGATCCATAGGAACATCTGTAACACGGCTTAGTTGAGCCATGATCATGTCCTTGGTAATGGTCACATTACCTGCATCTTTTACACGTTCCTTGGCACAAGCACCATCTAGCAAGTCAATTGATTTGTCGGGGTTCTTACGATCGTGTATGTAGCGACCGCTTAGTTCCACTGCAGATGTGATTGCATCTGTGTCGATCAACACGTTATGGAAGGATTCAAGTCTAGGACTGAGCCCAATCAGGATCTGTTCTGTGGTGCCAGCATCTGGTTCATCAATCCCTACTCTATGGAAACGACGCATGAGTGCGCGATCCTTTTCAAAACTTTCGTAGTATTCTTCCCAGGTGGTTGATGCTATTACTTTTAAACTGCCCTTGGTTATGCTGGGCTTCAACATATTGGCCATGTCTAAACTGCTTTGACTACTTGCACCAGCACCCTTCATGGTGTGAGCTTCGTCCACAAACAAGATGCAATTTTTCTTAGTTTCCAGTGCGGTAATAACTGCCTTGAACTTTTCTTCAAATTCACCACGATACTTACTGCCAGCTAATAGACTTCCTACTTCTAGGCCCCATAGTTCATGTCCTTTAAGAAATTCAGGCACACGACCGGCTGTAATTTCTTGAGCCAAGCCTTCTACAATGGCAGTTTTTCCTACTCCAGGATCTCCGACCATGAGCACATTGGCTTTGAACTTGCGAGCCAACACTGTGATCATTTCGTCCAGTTCTTCTGCACGACCAATCATGGGCTCTAATCTATTTTGTTGCGCTAAGGCTGTTAAATCAGTACAGTGTTCTGTGAGTATTTCTGTGGCTTGTTGATTTGTAAGTTTAACATCGCTTTGCTTGTAGTTGGCCTGATAGAACTCGGCAAACTCGGCTTTTTTGATTCCGTACTTGAGTAAAAAGTAATGAGCATGGCTGTTGTTCTCACTCATCATGGCCAGGTACAGATCTAATGTACTAATAGTTCTACGGCCAGTAAACAGAACCTGTGTCAGGGCACGGTTAAACACACGCTCTAAGGCATTGGTTTTTTTGGGTTGCACATCTTTAGTAGTGACCAGATTGGCTAGACTAGCCAAGTAAGCTTCAATCTCTTGTTCCATGCGGACAACATCAGTACCAAATTTTTCTAGTACCTGGCGGAATGGTGCGTGACGTAGCAAAGCCACCAGCATATGTTCGGTTAGCACATATTCATGTTTACAATCACGTGCTATCTTGACTGCGGCGTCAACTATCTGTTCAATTTCAGGATTGTTTTGCATGGATTCCTTTTAAATATATATCCGTATGTTTCATTATACTATAACTTGAATAAAAATGCAATCTATATGGTTATTTATTGGTTGCGGGTTTGAGTAATAGCGTCTAAAATAGGTTGGGGAATATTGTCTGGAATACGGGCTTGTACACGCACCAATAAATCACCTGCGGCGCCGGATCTTTGGGCTAGACCACGTTCACGCAATCTAAATGTGGTACCGGGTTGTGTTCTAGCAGGAACAGTTAAACTGAGTGTGGCGCCTAAGATGTCTTGTACAGTAATTTCTGTGCCGGTGATTAGGTCCCAAACATCAATTGGGTGATCTGTTATCAAGTTTGGTCCTTGCCGTTCCCAACGCGGATTAGGATGTATTCTAAATGTAATCACTAGATCCATGCCTCCGGGTCCAATACCTGGATACTGTACACTGGCTCCATCGTCAATGCCAGGCGGAATTTCTATTTCCACGGTTATTGTGCCTTGATGTGTGCCTACACTGATGGTTTTTGGACCACCGCGAGCCACATCCGGCAAGGTGATCCACAAGGTCATCATGGCTCGTTGATGCTGACGTTGTTGTTGAGGGTGTTGAAATCTGGTACCAAAAACATCAAAGATAGATTCAAAATTAAATCCTTGTCCGCCCATATTACCAAACGGGCTTTGTGGACTGTCATGCATGGATCGTTTTTGTGGATTACTCAAGGTGTCATAGGCACTTTGTATTTCTTGAAACTTGGTTTTGTCCCCGCCTTTGTCGGGATGATGCTGGCTGGCCAACTTACGATAAGCCCGTTTAATTTCGTCTGGAGTTGCGTTGCGATCAACGCCTAGAGTTTGGTAGTGATTTGACATAGTAATGAAAAGTAGACAGCATAGTAATTATACTGTCTACTTGGGGTGATGTCAATTACTTCTTGGTTGCTTTTTCTGGAACTTTGATTCCTTCAACTTTTTTGTGCTTTTTGACTTCTTTTTTCTGTGCCGCAGGTTTTTTAGCAGGTTCGGCATAGGCAGTGGTTTGGTAACCTACAAATGACCAAATTACAATGTTTGCGGCAATTAAAAACTTTTTCATTTTTATCTTTCCTTTTTTCATACAGTTAATGTTGCCATGATTACTTTTTCCCGTTACCATTGTTGGATTGTTTCTCTTTGTGCTTTTCCAACTCTTGCACACGCCATATCAATGTGTCCAGCACTGCTTTGTTGGCACCGCTTCTTGCTAGTGCTTCTGTGTTGGATTGCATAAAGTCTTGGCGCAGTTTTTCACGAGCCAGTTCAGCACCCATGTTTGGTGCTTGTTTGTTGTCTGATGTCACTACCAACTGCATCTTGCTTTCAAGAATGGTCAAGCTATGATTAACATTACTCAGCGCATTCATCAAGTACACCACACAGGCAAACATGATGGGCAACACTGCAAATGTTACCTTTTCAATCAGTGCGCCTTTGCTGGCGTTAGCACTCATCTGTTCCTTTATTTGTTCCAATTCCATTTTATTTTCCTTTGGCTATCATAGCCTGGATTTTTTCTTGAACGATTTTAGCCCAAAATGGTTGTGGAAAATTCCAACCTACAAATGCTCCTACTGCGATCCAAAATAATGTGTCTAACATGATGAGTCTCCTTTTATAGTTCTGGTTGCTGAGCCACGGCTGGCCCAGTGGGTTTTGTACTGCCAAACGCCGGCGCTGGTGCTGGTGTAAATGCTGAAGCAGTACTCGCAGTGTTGTTGCCTAGCGGAGTACTACCAAAGTTGGGTGTGGGTGTGCTTGTAGGTGCAGGCATTGTTGCACCAGCTTTATCACCTAACTTTTCTTGTGTACGACCGTAGGCCGCAATACCTAGAATAGCGCCCATGGCCATGTGAAACAAGCCTGCACCTTGTAGGGTGATTGGACTCCATTGTGTTTCCACTTTGCCGCCACCCACTACTTGGACTAAACTCCATAAGATAGGAAATATAACAAAGTCAGAAGTACATACCAACATGTACATCCAACCCATAGCTGGACGCCATTTTGAATTCATCCAGTCTTCTTGTTTTGTTGCGCTTTCTGATTTTGCGCATGTTTCTTCGGACATACCTGCTCCTTATTATTATTTTTATATACTGCTATTTATTACTAAACTACTGCGCTGGCAATGGTGATCAACCCAGTTAATACTGTGTTTAACTTTTCTTTAAACGCCAGCTGACTCATGTCTTCTAATATAACCAATTGACGTTGTGCATCCTCAAGTATTTCTTTTACTTCTGCATTGCTCAGTTGTCCTACTTTGGCCTGCTCAACAATCATGTTTATATCATGTGCAAATTGACTAAAAGTAGGATCGTTGACATTAACCATATCAGCCAATTGTTGTTGTATTTCGTTTAAGGTCATCTTGGTCTCCTGGCTACTACGTGTTGTATAACTGCGGCAGAGTTTTCAATACTTGCAAACTTTAATTTACAAAATAATGGTGATACTGATGTGTTGTGTTGATATTGAGTTTTTAAACCCTGAGCTATTGCATTTAAATTTTTACTGGAGTTAATTACGTTATCATTTTTAGGAATTTGCTCGCTGTAAAATTCAAACAGTTGTGTTTTGTCTGCAATTAAAATAACATTAGATTCAGACATAAGTTTGTTGGCACACTGTTGTTTATAATTATAAGCATCTGTGCGAATCTCAGTAATAATACGATATTCGTTGGGGTCGTAGCCGGTCATCATGTAGGCATCCCATACTGCACAGCCGTTTAATGTTAATGTTGCTAATATAACAAATAGTTTTTTCATTTAACACTCTCGTATATCTTTTTATGAGCATCATACCATTGTTGCCAAGCTTCGTATCGTTCCTTCAACTGATAATACATGCCACTGTTCTCGTTGGCATTTTCAATAAGATCAGTCAAGGTCTTTTTGTTGTCGGCTAAGGGTGTTAGATTACTTGCTGGTTGTTGTAGTTCTGCTGGTGCTTCCGGCCACTTCATTTTTAACGGCACGGTTGTAGAGCACCCAAGCAGTGTCAGACAACTTACACTCAGCATTGATAGCACCACGACTCGCTTCAATTGCTTGATTATTGGCATTGACCTTCTCCTTGACTATTTCAATTTTTGTTATTACTTTTTCTTTGATTGCGGCATTGGCATCTGCGGCTTTTTTCTCTGCAATTACCACTTGTTCATTGGCCCGTTTAATTTCAGCTTGCCATACAGCAGTGACTCCGGCACCACCACACATAAAGACTCCAAACACCACAGCAACCAGGCCTGAATATTTCACAGTAACCGACAACATTTTAAGTTGGGGACTTGGAAAGCGAGCAATGAATCCACTAACAAAATAAGCGGCCACGCCAGCACCTGCGACAAACGTCCAAACCCATACAGGCAAGTTACCAATGATATTTTGTATAATCCAGCTGAACATTAGGCAGTTCCAAATACTTCAAGTGCGTGTTCATAATGTCGCTTACGATCTTCAAGGCCAATGGTTCCACCGTTGATGCGTTTGGTCATTGTCAGTATGTCTCCTGAATCAGCATATTGATTGAGATTGTTGGTTTCCCAGAACCAGCAGGCGCTTTGTATAGCACCCTCAAACGTTGCTAGGAATTCTGGAATTTGATCAACTGGAGTGTCAATGCTTTCGGCAAACTTGGTATAGTTCTGTTTGCCTGTTAACTGGATTAGTCCACGCCCACAGTAACGGAATCCGTCTCCACTTGCTTCATCACCGTTGCCCATGCGGTTGGCATAGACTCTGTTGGCAATTAATTCTTGTTTGTTGGGTTGACTGGCATACTGTTGAGCAGTAGCGTCATCTGGAAAATACTTAGGAAATACCTTGCGTAGTGTTTCTGCACGGTAGTTTAAATTTTCGTGTAGGGCTGTGAAGTTTCCACTTTCGTGTGCAGACTGAGCAATGAAAGCGGCAACACGTTCAGGCGTGTTAATATCATAATCTGGTAGTATTTTGTTTAAGGCTTCGGCCCAATGTTCTAGGTATGGGTTATTGCCGATACACTGCCCTAATTTTTGTTGTGTAATTTCCATTATTTTGCTCCGCAATATTGTGATGCTAATATTTAGCTGAATAAGTAGTAGAATATGAATGTGCTTATTCTGACCCCAGATCGTGTGGGTTCTACTCTTTTACAGCGGCTAATTACAGTTTACATGATACGCAAAGGTTTTGATCGTCCTGTAATCAATCTGCACGAGCTGTCAAACGGATTAGAAAAGTACTTTAACAGCTCGTTGCAACAGGAAGTATTGGGCAAGCCACAAGGTGTTGGCTGGGGTTACTTTCAGACTTTGCCCGAAGTTGTTGACTTATTAGATAGTGTTGACCATTATAAAACCAGCAGACTAGCACATTACCATTTGGTTAATCGTCAAGATAGTATAGGCGATCAAATCAAATTTTATGAATACCTTAATAAGAATTTTTTTATTATTAGTTGTCAACGAGAAAATCTATTAGAACATGCACTGAGTTGGTTAATTAATTCGCACAGTAAAAGATTAAATGTCTATAGTCCTGCTGAAAAAGTTGATGTTTTTGCCAATTTGTATCAAGACGGAATTACTGCCACTCAACAAAGTTTAGAAAAACATCTGGATAACTATGTAAAATACGATCAGTGGGTCAAACAGTATTTCAATGTACAATCTTACTTTAACTATGATCACGATATAATTGCAATTGAAGATTATATTTTAAATTTAGATTTCATGCAAAATTCTACAGCCAATACCTGGAAGGATATGTTTGGGCAATCGTTTACTGATTGGAATGCGTGTCACAGACTTTTGCCCAATCTTTTACTAAGAGACCCGCCTGCGCAGTCAGATACAAAGACGTTAACCTTTGCTTCACAAAACATAACAGATCAAAAATGGAAAGAATTGCGTGGACCAGACTGGCCCGCAGATTGGCGCGAATTGTCAACTGCCAATTTACCTGCAGTTATTCAACAAGAAATTGATCAACTGTTCAATACTGTATCAATTGCTGTTACACAAAATGAATATAATTTTTTAGCAGAACATATAGCAACATACAAAAATACAGTAAATGAAATAGAAACACTAAAGGAGCATGGACACCTAGTAACTGGGGTTCCATTAAAGTTGCAATCACTGACAGAAAAAAAACACATCATCAAAAACTTTGATCAATGTGTTGGATGGTATAACCAGTGGGTAGAAAAAAATAACTTTGGTAAACTTTATACCCAGGATGAATTAAACACCCTGGCTATTGCTGAGGAAGAAAAGCTAACTGCTCCCGTCGGCCAACAACTTGCGTACACTGGACACAAACGCCTGAGCAGTTAACAAATCGTAGTGAAAATTGTCTCTGGCTCGGTCAAGACGTGCTATTTCCGGCACATGTTCGATACGATTTAATAGTTCTACATACACTTTAAAAAATTTATCTAATTTAAATTCTGCAAGTTCTAGTTCAACTTGCGGAGTCCAGGTACCCATTGGTGTAGTAGGCCAGTCTGGGCCACAAAGTTTATCCCACTCAGCTTGTACACTATCGCCAATTGCCCACCCGGGTATAAAAGAGTGTATGACTCTAGTTGATTGACCAGCAGATTCAACTTGCTCAACTAACTTGATAAAATTTTCCAGTAAATCTGCGTGTGAAAGGGCAAGGTCGTAATATTGTAATCGACGGGCCTCGTCACTTAAATTACAATTAGTATTTTCTCCTCGCCAAATGAAACTCCACTGTATTACTATTGTTTTAGGGCATATTTCTTCTAATACTTTGATGGCTTTTCTTGCAATCCAATAATTACTGGCGCCGTCTAGACTAACATTAACAGTATTGTCCAACAGGTACGGCCAAGTGTGCTCGCGTGGACATCCTATGCCCACAGTAAAACTATCTCCAAAACACCAAATTTTATCAGTTAGATCGTCTGGCCATGGGTCATCACGAAATCCACGATTGTTATATTGATAGGTGATTGGATGTGGATAATTATTGTGCTTGGAGTCTATTCCACTGTAGTTGCACTGTTGATTGATTCGGCCAGGTAATACAAAATCCGGAAGTATCATACTCTATCTAATTGTGGCCACTTCGTTGGCAATGGTCATATAACCGTAACAACACACATTCCATTTGGTAACACCATCTTCTACTGTAACTTCATCAAACATGGGTGCAGTTATTTTAAAACTTTTTACCAAGTGTTCTTGTCCGTTTTCAAACACACGCCAAACTAGATCAGATCCGTTATGCCCTGTATTAAAACGTATATGATACTTGTTCACTTTAATCCCAGCTCTTTACGAATCTTTGTAGCACTAATATCCGCAGTTGCTTCGTCAAACAACTCTTCTCCGCTGGTGTAGCCTACTCCACGACCCCAACCAATGTGTACAATGTTAGGTACTACTTGTATTTCGTATTGTCCTTGGTAGATGGGATCTAAGTCATGTTTGATAAAGCTCTTGACTTTTTCTACTTCAAACGGATTGCTATCTTGCCATCCTTGCACATCACGTATTTGGATAACTACCTGTCCTGTCCGTGCTATTAGTCTTTCAAACAAGGCTCGATGACCATCGTGCCAAGGTTGCCAACGTCCTAACATCTGCACTGTTTCTTTTTTCCAATCAAATACAGGACGACGACGATTTTCAATAATGTGTGAGCCAATAAATTCTGCCCACTTTTCACAATCTTGTTCTGTGATACGGAAATCATATTGTTCGGGTTCAACAAAGGCCGCGTTGGTATCTGCGTAACGTCCTTCGCGAATAGTGTCTACCCAGATGGTCCAGTCTGCTTTGAAGTTGTTACGCTGTTCTACCAACGGTGCAACAAAGTCGCAAATAACATAGTCGCCACCTGCTTCCATACTGAACTGAAACATGCGGATACTTTGACGTATACGTCCGTCTTGGCTAAAATCCCAGTCGTTGTATTTGCGGCGGATGTCATCGGCGTTGAACCAATTTACCGTGGCATTTAAACTGCCAATGTGTTCGTTAAGAGCACGACCATAACTGATGTCTCCGTGTTCTTCAAGATACTTTTTAAGAGCGCCTGCTAACATTGTTTTGCCAGCACCCGGTAAGCCCATAATTAAAATTCGTTGTGTCATTGTGTTCCTTAATAAACTTTTACTCTTACTTTGTGATCTGCATAGTTTTGTTCATACTCTGCAGGAGGATGTGCTATCTTTAACCAATCGCATAATTCATGATTGTTATATACAAAACTGCCTAAATCCCAATAAGGTCTCATGGCTGTATTTTGTCTAGTAATTTCTGCGGCCATAAAATCTAAATCTTTGTAATATTTAGTATAGTCCGGATAGCTGATATTAAAACCGCCACAACGCACCCACCAGCCTAAACTGGCATCATCACCACGGTGTACCAACACAATCGGGCAGTCTGGCCAGTGTTGCTTTAAGAATCCTACATGATACATGAACATATGGCTTTTGATTATTCTTACACCTAATCCAGAAAACGGTTGGTCAAATTCCTTCTCGCAATCTTCTTTAGAGTATTCATTTAATCGATCAAACCAAGAACCAAACTCCATACCAGGATCATAATAACTGCCCAGATGCATAGGCGTACCATTGTAGGCCACAGAGCTTGCGTATACTCTATCAGCATTGTCATCAGTTTGATCAATGTCAGGACTATAATAAATGTTTTTTGCTACACTGCTCCATTTTGAACCAGGAGCTCCGGCCATAAAAATATACTTCATTCAGATTTTATCTTTTTAGCAATTGGTTGCCATACTTGACGTAGTCTTACCATACTGGCTCTAACACCTTCTGGTGTGTGCTCTGCTGGAGTAATAAACATCATGTTCTCTACAAATTTTTCATTGGATTCTTTGCTGTTAATAGCTGGAATAAAATTAGCACGATACCAGGCTTGTACATCTGCTGGAGTGCCCTTGGGCAGTACCATGTTCCAACAGCCGTGTATGTTAAGTCCGGGCACATAGGTCTTCATTAGTGGATACTTTTCAAGTCCTTTAATAGCAGTTTCATTGGCAATACCGATCAATTTTAATTTACCTGCCTGCACATGAGGCCAGCCCACAGCAATAGGAGTAACAGCAAATTCAGCATGCCCACCCATGACGTCTAGCAAGGCTTGTGCTGGACCCTTATACATAGCAGTGATAACTTCATCGTTGCCTTGAATTTTTAAACGATCTATTAAGTATTCAACTGCAAGTTTGTGCCCACCACCGCCAATAGCAAATGTGATTGGGCGTTTTTTAGCTTTGATGTCTCTGATTAACTCTTCAGGATTGTTAACTGTACTAGCGGGTTTGGCAAAAAATGCCAAGGGACTACGAGCAATGTTAGCCACTGGGTCAAATTCCATAGCATTGTATTTTACCGCATGAGGATACCATATTTCCGCTGTAACCCAGTTGCTTTGACAAGCCGGCACAGCTACAGTATATCCATCAGCAGGCACAGTATTAAAATGGTTCATAGCTACGTTACCATCAACTCCAGGGCGGTGTTCGCTAACAAAACTGGCCCCAGTTTTCTTTTCTACCTGCGCGGCTACAATACGAAAACTAATTTCATTACCTGCTCCAGGACCATTTGGGAAAATAACTGTAATAGGCTTAGTAGGTTGCCAAGCAAATGCCAAAAGAGGTGCCATGAGAATGGCCAGTAATAATTTTTTCATAAAAGTTCCTTTGTGTAAATAGTTATAGAAAATTACAGAGAGAGGTAAAATTTTTAATCCCTTTGTAAAATTATTTACCATAATAGGAAATTTTTAATGAATACCAAAATTTTTAAACTAATTAGAAAAATATAATGATAATAGTATTATTTCCGTGCGGCGGATTTGGTAGTACTGTTGAATACTGTCTGAGACAGTTTAGCAATGAATTGACAAAGATATCAGCCAATGTGCTCGACAATGGCAGTATGCATTCGTATACTAAAGAGTTTCATCCTACTACAATTAACGAATTTTTAAAACTTAAAGATTCCAAATTTGAAATTGTTACTCCTATTTACCCTGGAAAAGATTATCAATCGCCTGCAGAAACAATAACAGAATTTAAAAAAGTTATTAATCCAACCCAAAAAGTATTGTTAATTTGTTTAACTGACATGTGCATGGCCGAAAAAAATTGTCTATTTGCTTATCATAAAGTTCCTGTATTTTTAGACCTTATTTTAAAAGACAAACAAACCGCATGGAACACAAGTTATAGTTCGTGGCATGATATGCAACTGTATGAGCAAAGAGAAGCCTTAAGTTTTTATGTAGATTCAGAAATTGAAAAATTGGAAATTGGCCAAGTCATTGATAATAACTGGCTGTGCATTACCCCAGACGATTTATTATACAATTTTAAAAATACAATTTTAAGAATAATTGACTATTTTGGGTTGACTGTTGATTTAACCCAACACATTGAAGAATTTTACAATATTTGGTTCAATAAACAACAATACATTATTAATGAATTTAAAAAAATTAATAGTATAATAGATAGTGTTAATTCTAATCACACAATAATGTGGGATAAATTATCAATAGTCGGAGAAGCAATTATTCAATCAAGATTAAGAAAACAAGGAATAGAACTTGCTTGCTATAATCTTAACAAATTCCCAAGCAACACAGATGATTTAAAAAGTTTTACTTACCAACCGGAAGCCAAAAATGAATACCAAAATTTTTAAACTGATTACAGAAAATTTAACAGAAGCTTTTGATTTGCCCAAATATCAAGACATTGTTATTGATCAAAGCACTCAAGTGGATCTATTGCCATGGACCCCGGCTCGTTACAAGAAGTTTAAGGATGCGGTATGGGACGAACTGCAATTAACGTCTGACTATGTTGGCACAGTTAAAACTATTGTGGCTGAACTAAGTGAAACCTACACACATAGATTTTTTGCGGAAATTTGGAAACCCAGAACAGGCGAGTATGATCATTCTGGTTGGGCATTGGCCGAAGAAATTGCCAAACAAAATCCTAAGAATGTTTTAGATGTAGGTTGCGGATACCATCCTTTTAAAGGGCGTATTCCTAACTTGGTTGGTATTGATCCTTACAACAATTGTGCTGACTACGAAGTTGACATTTTAGAATATCAAGTTAAACCAGAAAGCCATGACCATATTATTGCTCTAGGATCAATTAACTTTAACAGTCGAGACGAAATTGAACAACGGTTTGCTCATTGTGTTAGTTTACTTGAAAAAGGTGGTAAATTTTATCTGCGAGCCAACCCAGGACTGTCACATAAAACTGGACCATATGTGGATATCTTTCCGTGGACTTTTAAAGTTGTAAATGAATTTGCCGAAACATACAACCTTAAATTATTAGAATTTAAGAAAGAGCCCACTGAGCTCGGTCGTTTGTACTTTGTTTATATTAAATTATAAGATTTAATTAATTCAAAAGCTGCTTGATGGGCAGGTTCTAAAGGATGCAGGGTTTCTGAAATTGGAAACCCTTTTTCTTTGCTATATTCTAAAAACGTTTTTCCATCGAATGTAGTTATGTAAGGAAAAATACCCTCTTGTAAATGTTTTACTGCATCTGTACATTGCCATTGTGTTTCAAAAAGAATATTATCTATACAAGTCATAATAAATGAAATATTTTTTTGTTTTAAGGCATCAACGGCGGTTTTAATATAAATTAAATTAGTGAGTTTGTCGCGGTATTGACTGTGTAAATCATGATAGTAATTACGTGCTCTTGAATCAGTATCAATGGGCATGACTGTTTTCCATATTTCATTTTCTATGTATTCGCAAGGAACAGTGTGTTTAGTGGGTACTGTAGTATAGTCAAAACGGTCCAACCATGTCCACCCAATGACAAAAATAGCAGGATCTTCTACTGCGGTTTGTGTTAATATTTTTTCAAGTATGCGTAAATTACCGGCACCGGCACCGGCATAGCATTCATAATCGTAACTTTTACCTTTTGCCAACAATGCCGGCCAGGTCAGTTGACTTGGCTTTGCACTTAAAAAACCTCGGCCATCATCGGCCAAGTCGCTTCCGTAGATAAAACTACAACCAAAACTTTTTATTTTCATAGGTAATTATATACCTACTGTTAGAATACGATTAAATTAATCCGGCTGCGGATTGAATTGCTTGTAGTGCTGGATCTTTTCGATCATATGTAGTGACCACTGGCATGCCTGCGGCTGTGCGCATTTCGTTTAGATCTTTTTCGTAACGCTCACGATACGCTCTAGGAGTAAGTGGAACAGTACTGTCAAATGCATCACGGCTAAATGGAATTTCTTTGCCGCGATAATGCATGGTCCAATCCGAGCTGTCTTCAAATTCGGTCAGGGTATTTAGGTCGTTTAATAAAGTTTCTACATGCCCGCCGGCTGTGCTACGACGACGTATTTCCACATATACCAAATAACGACTGGGCTTGATTTCGCCTGGACTACGATCAGCATCTAGAACAAAGTCATAGCCTTTTTCAAACCACATCATGAGATCCTTGGCTGCTTGAGCATCACGCACAAAGAAACTCACAACAATAACGTCATCGTCGTCGCCCATTTTACTAGAGAATTCGTCCACGTGAACAGTGGGCTTTAACAAGCCTTCCATGTCCTTAAAACTTAGGCTTTCAAATAGTGGGCTGTTGGAGTTGTTGTTGTGCATTTTGTGCCTGTTCATCATTTTGGTAACTTTCTTGATCTAACCCTTGTTCGTAAGCATCATCTAGGTCTGCTAGATCGATATCCTGATCTTCTAATTCTACTGAGCCTGTGCGTATGTCGCTCATCAAGCTCTTGGGCATGGTTATTTCTACCAACCATACTTTCTTTTCTATCAACCGAGCTTTTTTTGTGCCAGGACGATAATCACTAGGATCTTCAATCTTCATTGGCACTTTCATGTTGGTCTTTTTGTATTTTACATCGCAATCAAATGGCAATAATCTACGGCCGCCTCTTGGGTCTGGCATGAGCTTTTCGGGCCACATAAAAATACAGCTCACACGGTATTTGCCAATGGTTGGTCCTTGTACTAGTTCACCAATTTGCCAGTTTTTAAACGCATACAGATCTAGTTCATCCAACACTCTTTCAAAATCCAACAGGGTCAACAAGCTACCTTCGCTGAGATAGATATCCTGGATGTTCTGGGCCACTTGCCAGTAGTCTTCCCCATTCTTGAATATAGCTTGATCTATAGTTTTATGTGTCATACGATTATTTATGGTGATTTGATAAGTGCTAGTAGTTTGAAGATTTTGTGAACAGTATAATACTTAGCAAGTTTTTATCTAAATTAGTACCCACATTAAATGATTTTGCATTGTTCTGTAAATATTTCTAACAGCATGTCGCTGTTAGAAGTAACCTAACCCACTACACGGAGTATTAATGAGTAGACAAAAAGCAGTTAGTAAATCACAAAAGCGTCAACAAATGACACAACAAGAAAACACCATAAGATTTGATCAGGTAAAACCAGTAAAGCAACGGCCTATTGATATCGTGCCTCGTTCACGCAATCAAGAACGCTTGGTTTTGGCTTTACAAAGTGCAGATCAACATATTGTGGTCACAGCAGGGCCAGCAGGAACAGGAAAAACTTATCTCTGTATGTTGGCCGCTGTTAAAGCACTAAGAAACGGAGATTGTAAAAAAATAGTACTGACTAGACCAGCAGTTGAGGTAGAAGAAGAAAAACACGGATTCCTGCCCGGCGATTTAAATCAAAAAATGATGCCTTGGTGTATTCCTTTGTTAGATGTATTAAAAGAGTATTATCGAGAGCAAGATGTTGTTGCCATGATTGATGATGGTACTATTGAAATTGCTCCGTTGGCATTTATGCGTGGAAGGACGCTGAAAGATGCTTGGATCATAGCTGACGAATCTCAAAATATGACTCCAAAACAAATGGTAATGTTGTTGACTCGCATTGGCGAAAACAGCAAAATCACTGTGACCGGTGATGTGGAACAAACTGACCGTATTAAAGGCAACAATGGCCTCGTAGACTTATGCGAAAGATTGAAGAAAGGGGGTGTAAAAGGAATTGCTGTGTGTCATTTGGATAACAAAGACATTCAGCGGCATACTATCATTGATAGTGTGCTTCGACTTTACGCTGACTGACCGGTTATCACCTCGTAAATGTGCTTCCAATTTTTTACGATGGTGATGCCTTCATGATAATAGTGCATGTTGTGGCCGTGCTCTACGAGCAAACATTTTAGTCCTGCTCTATAGCCGGCCTCGGCATTCTCGGGCTTGTCCTCAATCCAATAGAGTCCAGTGCCTTCGTATTCTTCTAAGGCTTCGTCTTTGTGAGCACCAGTATCCAAGCATACAATTCTTTCAAACGCCGTTTCGCCAAACAATTTATGAATGTTCATTTCACGTAGTTTGATTGCATTAGGGTCTAAGCTCACACTAGTGATTGCATGAAACCAATAACCATGTTCTTCGTGCAAGCGTTTGATATAATACATGGCATCACGTTGTGCCGGAAGGAATCCAATTGCGGCACTTTCATTGAACACCTTGATCAATTTGACCACTTGTTCTCTGCTGATACCATATCGTAGGCCCATATCGTAGCTGAGTTTGCTACCGGGCACTTCTTCAAAACCGTGCTCTTGCATCCAAACGTTAAAGGCCCACTCCCAGTCAAGGCATACACCATCGCAGTCAGTTAGGATGATTTTTTTGTTCTTAAATTTTGATTTCATAGTACCATTATACTATGAAATGACTTTTTGGTCAACCGGCTGGAATTTCGGCTTTTATATCAACAGGGTGCCCGTTTTCTTTAAATAGGCGTTCCATGATAGCAGGATAAAATGGGTAGTAATATCCAACAATCCGATCCCAGTCTTTAGGAATGGTTGTATCACGCAAAGCGGCTTTGATAACTTTGAGTTCTTTGAAGTCCAGAATTACGCTGGCAGTTTGCGAATCTTTGGTTCTAACTCGAGTGGTCACAGTCATACCTTCATCAATTTTACCATTGGCTTGGTAGTAGTAGGTTAGTATTAAATATCTCATAGTTGACATAATTCCGTAATTGTTGCTGATAAATTTATCTCTTGATCGGCTACTAATGGCACGTTGACTAAGCCATTGCGAATAATAACAATTGCTTGATCTTGTTTGTGCGGATCAGTTGACCACAAATCTAAGTTGTCGTACATCCAACGAAATATTTCATCAGCTTCTTCTGGAGTACTTTGCTGACACATTAAAGTACGAGCTTCACGAATCTTGCCATCTTTAAATAACTGTACACAATCTAACTTCCAATCACCAACGCTTCGATCTGTGCTATTTGGCGCACTTAATTGACCATTCTGACTGTTTTGTTGTACAAGATTTAAACATTTACGCAGGTCTGGATAGGTGGCACGAACATAACTGTCCAAGGTATCAATGTCAAAATCAATTTCTTCTGTGACTAGGACTGTGGCCACCCGAGCTGTGAATTCTGTGTGATCTGTTTTAAGGATATGCAACTGTTGTAGTCTGCTATGTATCGGTGGAATAATCTTGTTAGGGTAGTTACAGGTCAGAATAAATCTCACACTGTGACTGTAGTCTTCCATTAAGTTACGCATAGCTGGCTGTACACTCTGCGGATTCATGTAATCCGCTTCGTCAATTAGGACTACTTTGAATTTGCCAAATGGCATAGTTTGACAAAATGTAATTAGTTTATCAACCCATTCGATTTTTCTAGCTTCTTTACTTCCATTAGCAAACATCACATCATATTCATCTACTCCTAGTTCATTGATCAACAACTTGGCCAACGTAGTTTTGCCTGTGCCCGGACTACCGCTGAATAACAAGTGCGGAATAGTTCCGTCCCGAATCCACGATTCGACTTGTTGACGTTGGCTGTCATCTACAAACACATAACCATCCACTGTGTTTGGCCTATATTTTTCTACCCATAATTCTTTCATCAATTGCCCTTTGCTTTACAGTTTGGATCTTGAGGACGTTCACGGCACCAACGAGCTCGGCCGTTGTCATCCCATATTTGTTGGCGTAATTCTTGTTTTTTATTTGTAAACCATGTGCGTTGTTCTTGTTCCTTAAGATCCATATATTCATTATATGTTATAGTTCGTTCAGGATCAGTACCGCAATGATCACAGTTGAGAATAATTATTCGTTGTCTAGGACGTTCGCTGGGCACATGTGTAATCCACATGCCCATGGCCGTTATAACGACCACAACGCCAATTATAACCAACACTTGTTGTATGCGATTTAATCCGCGATACCACGGGGTCAGTCGACATACCAAGTAATACATTACACTATTTCTTCTATGATGCCAAATACTTCAGCAACCACAATTAGGAGGCCACTGTACATAAGGTATGGATTTCTTTCAAGCCATCCACCCCCAGCTAGGCCTAGGCCTGCGGCAATTCTAACAGCACTTTTTGCAAAGCTGATATACTTGTGCTTGCGTGGATCTGGAAGTTGTGATTTGGTTGGTCTAGTTAATGCCATTTTATTTTCCTTTAAAAAAATTAATCAAGTTTGTAAATCTTGTTTTAAATTGCAAGCTATCCATCCAAGCCGTATGATGCGGACAACGACCTTGCATGTAGTCGCACATGGGCGAATACTCTCGACCGCAAGTTTTACAAATTATTTGTTTCATCATAATAGTATAAACGATTTTACTAAATTTAGCAATAACGTTTGGAAGTTATTGAGTTTGTTTTGGTATATGTACTGCGTCGCTCATGGTATCGTCTTGTGGGCGATCTGCACTGTCAGAAATCAACAGGATATCTTTAGGATCAATTTTACGAATAGTTCTTTTATGTGCAGTTTGACCATCTTCAATATCAATACCACGTGTCCAACGTCCATGGGCTACACAGATCCACTGCCCTACTTGAACATCCTTTTGATCTTTGCCTATAGCATACACACGACCCCACCGTGGACGAATACCTAGGCTAGTACCGTTGTCGTTGGGCAGAATTAATCCTGATTGTGTGATGCGAGTATCAAATTCCATATCTGCTACCAACACGTTATCGTGTAGAGCTTTGATCTGTTCTTGAGTAATTTGGTGTGGTGCAAATGCTGCTTTGGTCATAGTTCCTCTTAAATTTTTCTTAGGCCTTGGCCTTGTTGTTGTTGACGACGTGTTTTTTCTAATTCTTGCTTGACTTCTCGCTGACGTGCAATCGCTGCTGCTAGTCCGCCTTCGGGAATTTTACCAGGAGTGGCAATATTTTGTACTGGTGGTGAGACTACAGCCACCGGGGTTTGTTCCTCCACCGGGACTTGTTCCTCTACTACTGGAGTTTGTACTTCAGCATGTGCTCTTCTGGCTTTTTTGGATTTGGTAGCACTGGTCTGTACCGGTTCGGCCGACACATTGGTAATACGGGCATTCTGACGTTGGATCTGTCGTGGTTTAGTTTCAATCACACGATTGTTTTGATCTAACTTGTCACCGCGAGCATTTACATTCATATTGCCAACAGCACGAACATGTTCGTTTTGCAACATAATTGTTCCTAGATCAACGGCCTTGCCTTGTGCAGTTCTATAAACTTTACTGGTCATGATTATTCCTTTGGATTATAGTCTATTTAACGTAAAAACTCATGTACGTCTAAATTATAGAAAATGCTATCTATACGGTGTACACCTAATTTATACAGCACATAACTGGCCACACTACTTCCTCGTCCTACTCCCCAAATTATTTTGTTTTCGGTCATAATATCTACCAGATACTTTAGATATTTTAGCAAGTTAAACAGGGCACGTTCTTGATACAACAGTAATTCTTCGCCACACCGTTGTAATTCAGCTTCGGATTCACATAAACCTAATACATGTGCCGCTATGTCCAACTGCTTGTATTCCTTGGGCATGTGCCAATTCATCTGTTGCGTTAAATGAAACTCTGGCACCAATGTGCCTTGGTGGTAAGGAAATGCCCAAGTTAGTAATGAGTCTGGTCGTTCAATGTACATAACCAGTTCTTCAAGATTTACAGTTTGATCAACAACAACATGTTTCAATGAGTCAATGTTGTGCCCTTGCATGAGCAAATCGCACATGTCGTTTTCTGAAAAAACTAGTTCACCAAAGTTATTTTGCTTCATCGGGTTTTTTAAAATCAGCAAATACTACAACATTGCCAGATTCTTCGCCGGCAATATCATCTGTCCACGCCATATCTAACTCTCCCCAGGCTGTGGCTTGTAGTATAGCAACCACATTGTCTGAGTTTGCCGGCGCAACCTCGCTGTGATTTAGATCCGCAGTGTCCCACCATTCGGGTTGTACATACCCTACAGTGTGTTCTTCTTCACTGTGTAGATAAACCATGTATTCGCCCACAGCACTGGACAATTCAGTTTCAAACACAATCATGCGATTTTCCATCACAGCATTTAGTTTATGGTACAGCATGATTCCAATCAGCTGATCAACCGGAGCTCCGGGCATGGTTGTAATGCGTAGTCCTGCTTGTACATATTGATCGCATTGTTCCGTTTCAGCAGCATCAATAAAAATAGTACTTTCCATGCAGGTGTAGATAAAATATTTGAGTCGTTCAAATGCTGTGGTTTGATCGTCGGGATCCTCACTCACCGTGGCCATTAATACCCTAAGGGTATAGTTGTTCATGTAAAAATTGCCATTATGATAAATGCCAGCAGTAAAAGGAAAGTCGTATTTGAGTCGCACGTTCATGATATGTCGATCACATTGTTAAATTCATTATCGGGATTCTTGCGAATTTTTTCTTGGTACTTGGTTTGATGACTTTCAATGGCCATTCTGATTTGATTACAAAGGTCAGCATTGCCCATGCGGTAGGCTATGCCCAATTTGCGATTGAGTTCGGTAATTTTTTCTTGCAGTTGCTCTGGAGTAAAATCTTCCAGACTGCCAATTAAAGGGTGTTCCATATACCTATTGTATATGATCGCTACAACAAAGTCAATGGGGTTTGGTTAAGCGAATGCGGCACCGTTGTTGCCAATACAGAACCATTTGGCATTGACATATTGTAAGGTACAAGCTTCACCGGTGGCATTAAATGTAATAGTTCCTGCGCCACCCCACCCTGGATTGGCCACGGTGATTACCATGTTTCCAGATTGTTGGTACATGACAAAAGTTTTGATCTGACCATTTACCCCTGCCGCTAAAGTTGCTGTGGTGGAGGTGACTGTACTAAAATAACTAGTAGTCAATGCCAAATTGGCTGCCGCTGTATCAGCTAAGTCCTCACTGCTGTTGTTAAAAGGTTGAAGTTGCTTGTTAACTTCGCTGATAGTTATTGTAGAGCCACCGTTGCTGGTAACAAATTGGAAACTGTACACACCGGTTGAAACAAACGTAATAGTGTTAGTTGATGTATTCAATCCTTGGATACCAAGGCCGTTAACTGAAACAGCGGCAGGAATTTGTAAGGTGTGGGCAACGTTGGACACTGTAACTTGTACCACTACCGTGCTTGCTGTTCCTGCTACAGAAAAATTACTAAATGCCAAGCTGACTGAGCCGTTAGTGGTCAATGTTTGATAACTGCCTAGTGCATAGTTAATCGTAACCGAGCCACTTAATGTGCCTAGTACTACTACAGTTTCGCTCATGTCTTGTAATTGCGCATTACTCAACAGGCTGCCTTGCATGTCGTTGTTTAAGACTGTACCAGCCAGGGCACTTTTAAGCACGGCATTATTTTGCAAATCCGTTATTTCATCAGCTGCGTATTGAAAATTAGTAGATGTATTGGTAAAATTATCGCGAAATCCTTGCGAGTTATTGTCCTGCCCGGCTACTGGATACGCACCGTCAATGTTGTTTGGATTAATATTTGAAGTCATGTGTATAATTCCTATTTATTGCTGTTATTTAGCTAGTTTGAGGTACACTATCAATTATGTTATACTTAGGGAACAACAGGTATTTGTCATACTCTGTAGTATTGTTATTAGTATACATATCAACAGGTGCAGTAAATTGTAGGCTGTTACCATCAAATACCGTAGGCACCCCAGGTACTGTTTTAATATCCCAAGTGGCACCAGTGCCTGTGCCGGTGATATTTGTTCCTACTATGTTATAATAAAAAACACCTGCGGTATTAAACGTAGCAACTCCGTAGCAAAATGCACTTTGTATAGTGCCTAATTCATCTACGGTATTTACAGTGAGCACAATATTGTTTACGTTGTCTAGCCCTCCAACTTGAGATCCTAAGATTAATATACGATCGCCGGCATAAACAATGTCTCCATTTTGTGCTCGTTCAACCCCACGATATCCTGTGCCTCCATTAAATGCCAAACTACTGTCGTTTGGAATGGGCAACTGGTAATGGCTGTTCACGTCAAATGTTTCTAACTCTGGAGGTTGTGGTACCCAATGTTGTCCAGCGCGGTCCCAATTCTTGGTTAAGAAGTTGTCTAGCTCATATCGATCTGCTTTAAAGTCTACCAAGTTAAGTTGTGTACCAAATTGTGTTTGGATGTTGTAGGCGATTTGTCCGCTTTGCCCAGGAGCGGTATAGGCTATTACCCAAGCTGGCGTAAACCCTAATACCCTACCATTGGCTTGGCGACTCAGCATCCATCTAGGCAACACATTACTAACTTGTCCTACAACATCAATTACTTGATCTCGCATGTTTTGTAGGCTATTAGGATATACCGAATCAATTTCAGTGCTGTCGTTGGCATTAATTGGGAAGGCCAGTACTACTTGTTTGTCCACACTTTCACCAGCATTGTTTACCAAGTCGTCTATGACTTCGCTATAAACTACTTCGTAAATCACATTGCCTGCGTCATCCAAGGCTTGCGCTGTTTTGATGTTGCCCAGCACCAAGTTTTTCCAATAATGATTGAGATTTAGACTGGCCAAATAATCATCCAAAGTAGCAGCTGTAAGACCGTAAGCATGATTATACACCACGTTACGAGCCACACCAAAGTTAGGATCATCTGCGCGATAAATCAAGTTGGGTGTAAAAATTGTTGGATTTTGTAACAGGCTGGCTACCAGGTCGCGATCATCCTGTGGTGGCATGGCCTGTATGTACAGATTATCGTAGGGTTCTTGGTAACGACGTACCACAGTGATTGAGAATGTTTTGTTCACGTTAACCAAGCCATTTACACTAAATGCGTTGACTGTAAACGTGGCCATCATGTCAAATGTGGTTGGTTGACGCACAGTATTAAGATTCACGTCAAACACTGTGGTGCCGCCATCTAAACAAAATGTATCAAAGCTGACACGCCCTGCAATATGTCCGGATGTTAACAGTTGTAGGCCCTGTGGTAGTCGGCTGTCGCTGCCAGACAACAGTCGATACTGTAGTGAAATGCCAGATACATTAACTGCTTCAACATAAAAGGTACTGGTTGCACCGTTGTCAATAAATCCTAAACTGCTAGGAACTCTGGCTCTCTCAGCTTCGTCTGTGGGTGTTAACCAAACTACATCTGAGTTTACCGGGCCGTTTATAGTCAAACTAAATGTGTAGGGATAGCTGTAGTTTGCAGGATTGTTGACTTCTCTTACTATAAGATCAAATGAATATTCGTTGGACAATATGCCCTCATATGGGATATACCCATAAATCCACCCTGAAATAGGATCAAGCGTTAGACCGGGTGGTAGAGCGGTAATGTTAATAAACTCAAATGGATTATTAGCAAAATCCAATCCAGTAAATTCAAAAGCATAGAAGTTGTCACTGCGAGTGGATCCAATACTTCCAACGGGTGTGGTAATAATAGGTGGTTGTACAGGAGCCGTATCGGCTGTGATGAATGTGTTGTCTGCGGTTACATGAGTGTTATCCGCAGTCATGGTACTTCTAGCATACACTAGTATGTTAAAACTTCTTGTATCACTGGAGACACCATTGCTGACTCTGAGAGTAAATGAATACGTGGTTGAGGTTACAGTAACATCGGTGTTGGGTGTGATATATCCTGAGATTACACCAGCAGTAGATACAGTAAGTCCAGTAGGCAGTGCCCCAGCAATTAAGGTCACTATGTTGACAGCAGAGATATTAGGATCTGTATAACTTACTGTAAGGTCAGTAATCTGAGACCCGTCAAAATAAGTACCTATAGTACCAGCTGGAGTAGTCCAAGACACTGTGCTAGCGCCTGCTATGGTCAAAGAGAAGGTGCGATCTGCTAGTTTATCAATTACCGGCACACCGTTGACTACAAGTTCAGTATATGCTCGTACTGCAAATTGACTGGTGGTATCCACAACCACATCCGCAGGAACTCCTTGTACTGTGCTGACAGCCGAAGGATTGCCGGATAATACTCCAGTTTCATTGATTTGTATGCCTGGTGGCAACCGGCCAGCAATTACACGATAACGTACTGTGTTGTCGGATGTGGCCACTAAAGGGACACGATAAAACACCCCTTCGGGTATGGTTCCTAGTGTGCCTGCAGGAGTGACCCAATTTGGTATGGTAGACATATTATACGATTACAGCTAGAATAACTTTCTCACCATCGCTATTGTTGGACTCTAGCGATTTGGCAAATACGGCTTGACCGTACACTCGCTCTCGGCCGATACTGAATGCCACACCTGGAGTAGTTGAAGTGACTAAACTATCGCCTTTGGTCACTGGGCCAATTAATCGTACAGGTACCTTACCGCGTAGTGCTACTGGAAGTCCCGGTTCACCAGAGTTCATCAAGTATGCAGGATTGGTACTGATTACTCCAGCTACACGTTCATCAGCTGCTTCTGTAGTGACAGTAATTTCTTGTTCGCCGCCAAATATAACCACTGTACCAGGCGCATAGTTTGCATCGGCTAGATAGTTTTCAGCCAAGTCAGCATATTGAGCACTTGTTGCTTGGGCAAACACAGTATTAAAATAAAGTGTGTCACTACCAATATTTCCAACACCATTACCATTAGCATTGACAATATTGCCAACGGTCAATGCATCGCTGGTAATGTTGCCTGTGGTTGATATGGTGTTTGATCCAAATGCAGACAACAATGTGGTTACATTGCTGTTGCCGTAGGATGCTGATAGTCCTGTGAGTTGACTACCATTACCAAGAATATAATTGCCGGTAATATTGCCAGTAGCACTAACTGTGCCACCTGTGGCTACATTGCCAGCTGTAACAGTACCAGTTGCTGAAATTATACCTGTTGTAGTTTGCCCAAGCGGTGTAAAAATTACAAGAGGAGAGATACCATTCACATTGATTGACACATTACCTGCGCTGGTACCAACCAACACGTTTGAATTGCCATTTTGGATAGTGTTAGTTGAAGGTAATGCCCCGTTGGCAAATGATATGTTACCTAAAATATAATTTCCAGTAACATTACCGGTGGCACTAACTTGTCCGACGGTGCGAATATTTCCACCAGTAATGTTGCCACTTAGACTGGCGCCGGTTCCTGTATAACTTGTAGCTGTAATATCTCCGCTGACATTGATATCTTGTCCGACAAACAGATAGTTAGAAGTTCTAATGTTGCCGGTGGCACTTACTTGGCCCCCAACTGTTGCATTACCAGCTATTCTGGTGGTACTGTTTGCGTTAGCAATATAAACATTGCTGGAATCGCCGCCAAGCCATATCGTGGTAGGATATGTGTTTCCTAAAAACAAGGTAGTGACTCCTGATGGTACACCAATTTGACCACTGCTGGCGTGTATTGTGGTACCAGTTATTGTTGCACTAGAATTAATATTCCCAGTGGCGCTGACTCGTCCAGCCGTGCGTAAATTGCCAGCTTGAACATTACCTTGGCTACTGATAGTGCCCAATACAGTTAACAAATTTGGTCCACCAGTATCAAAAGTGAATCCAGCTACCGCATCTGCATTTCCACTGGTGTTGAATATAACCTGTGTGGTACTACCAGGAACTACAAAGTTTCCAGTAATATTGCCAAAAAAGTTTCCAACAAAATATTGATCTGTGATAATATTTCCGGTAGCACTTACTTGCGCACCTGTGGTTAAATTTCCACCCGAGACATTACCGGTGGCACTAACTTGTCCACCGGTAACGTTACCAGTAGTTGAAATAACATTGGATCCAAATGCAGACAATAATGTAACTACGTTAGCATTGGTATAGGTTGCTGGCAGTCCTGTGAGTTGGCTGCCATTGCCTAAAATATAACTACCACGTATATTGCCGGTGGCGCTGACCAGTCCAGCAACGTATTGCCCTGTGCTGGCCACCACTACCACGTTTGAAGTTCCACCTATACTAGTAGTAGCATTTCCATTGACACCGGCAATTTTTACATTACTGGTACCGTTGTTGATTGAGCTTACCGATATATTACCTACCTGCGTTACTTGCCCCCATATGGTACTGTTGCCAGTATAGTTGGCAAAACAATAGTAAAAATAAGTTGAATCCACTGCATACATTCCAGGAATATCACCAGTTGACCCTGTTAAAGATGCTGGCGGCGTAACTTGGTACCGAGCATACAGCTCGTTAAAATTGCTGTTGCAATAGTTAAATGCAGTTGCTAATGGTGTACCATCACCAGAATTAGTAGGTGTAGTAACAATGGTCAGTTGAGTCATAGATCGGCGTCCTCTTGGTAGTATTTACCAGAGTTTACCGCTGTTGGTCTTTGGGTGTTTTGTTTATTCTGGACTAAAACTACTGCCGCAACCGCAGGTGGTTACAGCCTGGGGATTTTTAATACTAAAAGTAGCACCGTATTGGTCTTCTTTATAGTCTACTTCTGCACCTTGAAGATAGCCGCCACTCATTGAATCAACTAAAACTTGGACTCCGTTATAGTCTAAATCCCAATCATCTTCGTTTTTCACTTCATCTAAGGTAAACCCGTAGCTCATTCCGCTACACCCGCCACCCTGAACAAAAACACGGAGTTTAATATTAGGGTTATTTTCTTCGGCAATAATATCTTTAATTTTTGCTACTGCGTTTTCTGTAATTGTAATCATATTCTCTCCGAGCAGACATTCCAGTTAATAATTTTCCACATATTATCTAAATATTGTTCTTTTTCCCACTGATAATCCGACCATGCATGTTCCCACCAGTCCACGAGCACACAGATATCTGTTCTAACTGCATGGTTCTTGATTGTTTTAATCGTGCCCGATGTGCTAAGATATACCCAGCCTGACCCCTGGACAGCCATGGCCACCTTTTTAAATTCTGCTTTAAAGTCTTCATAAGTTTTAAAATTACTTTCGATAAGTTCTAATACAGCGCCTTTAGGACGATTAGCACCTTTGGGTGGTTGTAATTGTGGGAAAAACTTGTTGTGTAAAAAGCTGCCGGCGCGGTTAAATTCTGGATCACCCTCACCTGCATTGTAGCGTTTTGCATAGCCTTTGGCTAGATGTTCGTAGTGATAGATAATATTATTTTTGCTCAGTACTGGATCTAAACCGTCTTCTGCATAGGACAGAGGTGTGGTTTCCAACTTGGCCGGTCGTGTAGTTTGTTCTATTAGATTGATTTGTTCACGCATAGGGTATTTAGTTTAATGCAGAGCTAAAGCCAATCATTTTTGACTTGTAAGTGTTGTCAGGCCGATACAATACAAAGTCCCAGTCCTGATCAATAAAAGTAGTGTGTTCTAAATCTACCCATATTAAAAATTCACTTAGATCAATGTCTCTTGGATGTTTGACATAGAGTACATGTTGTTTGTTTTCTGCTCCGTAGTGATTTCTTGCTAGTCTTTCTAGATGTCCTGGAAGGAACAACTGATGTGCAAGATGGCTAATGTCTCCGGCTACACGATAGTCCCAAACAGCTAGACTATCTGAAATTAACTCTGGCCAATCTGTATAAATTTCTAACTGTGGACGTGGGTATCTTATTTTCCATTGCTGTAGTTTGTTTAGCGTGTCCAAATTTGATAGCTCTTGAGAGTTTTGATACCCTTCTAACTCTTCATCAATTACACCGTGCAAAAATAAACGAGTATGATTGTTTATTTGTTTCAACACAGCAGAAAGTTGTATCGCTGGACTTTGTCTAGGATTATATGCTAACCCAAGTACAGTATGCAGTTGTTGGTCTGAGGTTACTTCGACAGGATTATCAATCCACTGAGAAATATCTGAGCCTGCTTGATCAAAAAACAGTGCTGTAAGTTGTTCTGGATCCTTTTTAGTTAGGCCACTAGCAAGTATTCGGCCGCCGCCTGTTGCCCACTCGGGCTCATTGTCTATCATATTAACACATGCTGGCCATTTCCACTCAGTAGTAAGAGCAAGTCTAGTCATACGCAATCTAAAATCTGAAAATTTTTCTGTAGCAGCTGTGGGTGCATTTAATTGTTCAAGAAACTGTTGTTTACGTTCTTGGAATAGTTGATTAAAATATATTTTATTAATGGTGCCATGATATAATCGTCCAAATACATGTAATAACGGCAAGAGCTTGTGGTCGCCTGAGTTTTCAACAGTGACACGAAGAGCTATACTACCTGCTTGTAATGGAATCGCATGATAAAATCCATGCTGATCTTTTATCATCTGCGCCTTGTGATGCGTCCACGATTTAAATCATACGGGCTAAATTCTAGCTCTACTGTGTCGCCGGCTAGCACTTTGATATTGTTTTGTCTCATTCTACCACTGAGATTGGCAAGCACTAGTCGTTCAAACCCTTCCATTTGGACTCGGTACATGGTGTTGGGTAATACTTCTGCAATAACACCTTCCATTTTTATAACATCTTCTTTGCTCAATTGTGTGCTAATCTCCTTAGTGTTTTACTTATGATTAACGACGCATAGAACTAATATCTATAGCTTCTTGATCGGTAAACACCGGAACACCATTAGATTTATGAAGAGTAGCTATGCCCTTTACCTTGGTTCCGGTATATTCGTTATCTTTGACTTTTACACAGGGCACCCAGCCAGTGTCTTGGCTAGCAACATGAGGAGTTTCTCTCCCAGGCGGAGTCTTGGGCATAAAGTCCTGTATAGTCTTTTTGGGTGCATTATAAGGGCCAGTACTAAATCGAGGCGCCATCTTATCAAACTTCACCAGCTTGCTATCCCATTCGGCTTGGCGTTGTTGAGCTAGCTTTTTGGCTTCGGCGCTGGCCCATCGTTTAGGACCTTTTTTCTTGCCTGTTGTGCTTAACCAAGGGCCTTCAAGATGCATGGTCATAAAAAGAACTCGCAAGTGTTATTCATACTACTATTATAACACTTGACGAGTTTTGAGTCAACCTAATAATTTGTATAATTCGGGCAGATAATCATGCAGTCTAATACCTTTCCAACCGTCCTGTTTAGTTATGCTTACTTGGAATTTTTTATAGTTAATCTCATCTTGATCTGTGTGTTTAGATAATAACGCTGTTATAGATGAATCATTTATTTTTTCTAATATTATTTTTTTAACTGAATACGGCAACGAGTTTGGACTAAATTGTTCTGGAGTGTAAACTGGATTTACAATATATTTGAGTTGGTTTTGCTCAAACCATTTAATAGTATCAGTAAAATACAATATATTAAGATTACTCACGGTATAACTCACACTAGGTATAATTCCATGAGTTTTACAATAATTAATATTTTTTAATAATAATTCCCACTTGAGCGGATACCTAAGATACTCAAACACCGGTCCAACCCCATCAATACTAAAACACATATTAGTATTTGTAAATTTTGATAGAATGTTTTTTTGTTGTTGAGTAAGTTTAACGCCGCCGTTTGTGGTAAAATTTATAAAACAATCAGTATTACCGTGCTCTATTAATTTCTCTAAAATTTTAAAATTAGTAGCACTGAGTAATGGCTCACCACCACGAAACCCAACAGACTTTGCTTTTTTAAAATCTATATCTGGCATCACTTGGTCTAAGGTCAATGACCAATTTTTACTTGTTTTAATTCCGTTGCGACTTTCAAGTTGTCCCCACAAACTACTACTCTTACTATTACAGGTTATGCAAGTTGAATTACAGGTATTACTAGTATCAATTTTGTAGTGAACTGTTGCATTTTTACCTTGCTGGCATTCTTCAAATAATTGTGCTAGGTCTCGATCAAAATAAAAATCCAAAGTTTCATTTTTAATAATGCGATCACTTTTAAAGCCAGCACCTTCTAAATTCCAACATTTTTGACAAGCTGTAGGACGTTGCCCATCAAGCATGTTGCGTTTAATTAAATCAATATCGTAATCTTTTGCTAACAAACAACATGGTGTCTGCGACGGTAACTCTATACCAAAAAACGGTAATACACAATACGCAATATTATTAAGGTTGCGGGGACCGGTTAGCATCTCGTCAATTTCTGCGTACACAAATGATTCCACAGATTGATTTAACTGAAAATCAGCATAACTGGGCCAGTCTGGTCCAGCTACAGCTTCGTAATCGCGTTGAGTAATGCTTTTATATTTTTCTAAATTCATCTTGTGGCTAGGATCCTACGTTTATTTAAATAGGATCATAGCCATCAATACAGCTTGGGTAATAAACCCTGCACCAATGGTGATAATGTTAAGTGCGTCTTTGAGCACTACTGCCCGCATGAACAATAGTACCAGTCCGGCCCACATGAACAAAACAATGTCTAGGTTTGGCACGTTATCACTTAGACCTGTGAGCAAGGCCAACAAGGTTGGTATTGTAGCACAATGTATAAGAACTACTGCTAACCAACCTAGGGTATCAGCACTTACCTTGGGCAAGTGTTGTTCTAACCAAGTTCTTAATGAATTCAATAAATTTTCTAATTTGATTATCATATTTTGTCCGCATAAAAAATGTGTCTCCCAAATTTACCTACTTGTGGTTTACCCCATTGTGGTGTTACATAGTCCGCATGGAAATACAATGCATTCTTCATGCTAGGCAATCGGAAACCTTCTAGTAGGACCTTTTTTGCTACTTCTTCTGATTCTTTCCAGTGTGCTGGATAGATTGGTCGTATCTTGCTAGAACCGTCGCACATCCAACTAAACTGGCAAACGACTTTCTCAGCAACGACATTCTTTTGATAAACTACACCGCAAATATCAGATGCAAATTTGCCTGAGGCTACACGATTAATAGTAACCTGGGCCACTGCTACTTTGCCTTCAAATGGCTCAGTTGCACTTTCCCAATAGATGTTGCGTGTAAGGCACTCTAATTGGCGAGTGCGATCTGCTGCACTAACAAACCCTTGTCGTTGAACTTCATTAGAAGCTCTAAGGGTGTCTAGCTTGTTTGTGGTTACCGTGGTTACAGCAAATACTACGGCAACAAAACTAAACAATTTAAAAACTTTACTACCTAAATTGGACTTTGAAATTGACTTCAATGTCTTCTCCTTTCAGCTATAGTGAGCTGTTCACCGGAGTTGCCCAGGATGGGCGCATTGACATTGTCGCAGGACAGAATAAGACCTCGGGCCTCAGTGCCATACTCTCTAAGCGCGGTTTTGTTTCTCACCGGGCTCATACCATTTGTCAATGAAGAGGATTTCCGAAGTCCTCTTTGATACTGGACCAGCTTTGCGGCACTGGCCATCCGTTTTGGAGTAGATCTAAGATTATAATCCTCCGCTAAACATAAGTTAGCCTGGTTTGTTTTTCTACTCTCTAAAATACTTAGCTCTGGAGTAGGGTCCTGGGCTAATAACTCCAAATTTTGATATGTTTTTACCATAATATACATACATTATAGTATAAATTCTATTATTAGTCAATCACCGGCGGTGGCATGGCCTTTAAACGGTCCCATGTGGCCTGTTTATCTTTGATCTGTTGCTCAAGTTCTCTATACTTCTTGCCCAATGCATAAAGTTCTTCCCATTCTGCTTCCAGGGCGGTGTTTGGTTGCAGTAAGTTAAGTCTGTTTTGTATTTCTTGCATGGTTTTGAGCAGACTAATTCCATTGATCTCAATGTCAGCATCCGCACCATCTAGCTTAATTTTAGAACTGGTTGTATTAGCCCACGGACTAGTATTAATTCCTGTGCCGGCGCTGAAGGTATATGGGCTGGTATAAGTTGCACCTATTCCTGCGGTAAGACTAACATTTGGCACAGCGTATGTTCCGCTAGCACTCATAGTATCTGAGTAATTAAGCACAGACAACGTAATAGTGTCGCCACCTAGTATCGTAATACCGGATAAATCTAATTTGGGTTCCATAGTATTCCTTTGAGAAATAGAGTGGGCAAAACCCACTCTCCTTATTACTTGGCTGTGGCCAATGCTTCTTTTTCTGCGGTGATTTCTTTGCGGCGCTCTTTGATTGCTTTGCTCATTTCCTGTAGGGCTTTTCTAGCACGGGCGGCACTGGCTTTAACGCCTTTGCCTGTGAACTTTTCGTTCTCTGCAATGTATGAGTCAAATGCTGTTTTGATTGCGTCATGATTTACTGACATTTTATTTCCTTTATTGTAAAGTGCCTGAGCACCAGTTAATTATACACTATAAAGGTGGTTTGTCAAATATTCACGTGCCGTTTTGCCCAAGGGTCCCATACAACCACATGGTCCCAACCGTGTGTCCAGGTCATTAAGAACAAGCTAAAAGTATTGTGATCGTATATGTGCATACGGTTATCTTCTACACGGCACTGAATTGATCGGCTGGTCTTGGACCATTTGTTAAGACGGTCGTTGGCCGCAGAGTCACGATGTACGACTGTAAAAATTGGTTCAGAAGAACGGTGGTTTGATAATGACATTTAATGTAGAGGTTGATCAACAGGACGAGGCGTGTTGATTTGCTCCACATATTTAACAAATTCTTCATCTAATACCAATCGTTCATTGTCGTGCTTTTGAGCCGTACTGTCGGACACTCCAAGAATACGCATGACTCCACCTATGTGTACTTCGGTGATGCCACAGTCGTACAGGACCACCATGAGGTTTAGTATGGACAAGCGTATGGATTGGTCTAATTCAATATCATCAAGCATGCAAATACTTATATCACTTGTATTTGGATTCGATTTCTTCTACTGTGGATGGCTTGACGCCTGTGGTGGTTACTGTAAGTTTAAACTCAGTCTGTTTGTCTTGGCAGACAACTTCATCTCGGAGCATTCGCGTCATTCTACAGTCCTGGCTAGTCACTGTACTGAACACATGATCTGTGATACTTTTGCCAGTGGTTTCTTGAGTGGCAACACTGCCTACACTGACTCCTGTTAACAATAAAGGAGCGGCACACCCAGATAATAATAATAGAAAAGATACCGCAAGTATCTTGTACATAATAAATTTGGAGGACTTACGGATTGCTCCGGCCTCCATTTATTAAACTGCTACTTTTTCTGCAGATTTAGCAGAAGTCTTAACAGCCTTGACCTTTACTTCACCGCGTTTAGCAATCTTGGACTTTTCGGCCAATTTGTTTGCTACAGCATACCCAGCATCACCTGCGACACCTTGCTCGGTCAAATACTGAAGAGCTTGGAGTTTGGTCATTGGGGTTGGCAATTCTACCAAGTTGATTGCTGTACAACCAGCCTTGTTCAAAATCTTAATACGAGCCACCAAGTCGTTTGCAAAACGAGCTTTAGTAGTACCATTAGGATTTGTTGCTGTACCTGCTACTGTAAATAATTTATCTTGTGACATGATGTTGCCTTTCTAAGTTGCCTATTAAGTTGATTTAAACTACTACTCACTACAATAACAATTATACTTGAATTCGGTATTAAAGTCAACCATAATTGCTATATTTGGTTATCCAAAACTGCCTTATTTGGCAGCCTCTTTGGATACTTCTTGGACTTTGGCTACCCCGTTGTCTAGGATCTTGGCGATTCCGGATAGACCAACAGTGCAGATCAAAATACCAAAAACGGTTCCTAGCACGAATGCTTTCATACTGCCTCCTGTACGAGTTTGACACGGTTGAGTTGAGTGCTACGGTCGTTGTGTCGTTTGACCGTACCACGAATAGTTGCATGAGTTTCTGACTTGATTTCCTCACGGTATGCAAAGTAAACCGAATAGTTATCTTTGGTGATAGCACTTACAAACCAAGTATTGTACTTGGCACTGTAGTTGCTACGCAAGATCTCCACAGCTAGTTCAACCTTGTCGCCAAGTTTACCAATGGTTCCTTGGCAACGGGCTAATCTAGCATCCACAGATTCTTTACGTAGTTGCTTGACATAGCTCTGTGGCATGGCTGTGATTACAGAAAGGTCATAGTTGCTGGCAATTGTATCCAGCTCGCATACTCGAGCAGTAATCTTTGACCATTCACCTAATTCGGTTTTAAGAGCTTGCATGGTTACGGCACTGGCCATATACCTACGACAATCACGAGCCTGCTCACGGTCAACATCAGTAATCAGCGAAAGATTTTCCAAACATCTGCGAACAAGCTCACGGTTAGTTGGGCGAATTACTTGATCACCAATGACCTCTGGTTCTTTAAGATAACCCGAGTTCAAGCGATACGCTGTGCAAGCCGCGGACCATACTAGGTCGGCATCTACAGCATCGATTGTATCGTATTTCTTTTTCATAAATGTATAATGTTCTTTTTATTAACTATACAACTATTATAACAAATTGGTAATTTTTGGTCAACCTTTTGGTAAACTATTAATCTGTTGTTTTTAGGCAACAGATTATCCTATCCACTCTTGATAAACAATTCCGCCGCCAATTAATCCGATAGTGTTAGCATTATTTTCAAGTGATTCTGAGAATCCTACTAGTACTGCCTCGCGACTGGTACCGTTTGACAAGGCTTGGTTCCAAAATTCATATCCAACTGCATCAGGATTACGGTCTAATACATTGTGGTACAATGCCGTGACAAATGTGGCATTAGAACCATCGCCATAAAAATTGTTGCGAAATTCTGTGCTGTTTACAAACCCACCGGCAACATCCTGTAAGGATACGCCGCGGTCTAGTGCGTTGATCCAATGACCCAATCCTTCTGCGTCAGGTACTCGATCCAAGGCTGCTTTATACAAGCGATAGGCCTGACCAGCATTGCCGTTGATGTCAATGGCAATTACACCATCATCAAATTTGAACCTTTCTACATTGACAAAACTATCTTGGCCATCACGTCCGATCACCTTGTCAGTGGTGGTTATTTGTCCAAGGCTATTGGTTGTAATTTTGTAGTCGCTAAACTTGCCTGAAAAAATAGCAGTATCCACGCCTGCTCCGCCATCCCAAGTCTTGTCTGCTAACGCAGTAACAAATTTATTATTGTCATTGATATTGAAAGCTGGACTGTCAGATAAAAAAGTTCGTACTTCTTCACCTATTGTACGAGTAGGAGGATTTGGATATACACCTCGTGTAGCTACAACATCAACGGCTCCATCATTATTGGCATCAAAAAAGAAAGGACTTAGTGTGTACCAGTCTGGAAAAGATTCTTTAGTGTTAAACATAGGCGTTTTAGGATGCGTAAAATGCCCAGTTCCGTCATTGATAAAAACATACTGATCAAAATTAGTAGGGCGAGCAAACATACTAGAGATCCAAAAATCTACATAGCCGTCCAAATTGAAATCTTCAAAAAATAAAGGAGCTCCGGCTGTGTTGTCTCCGTTGTAAAAAGTATTATCTGCAACTAGCTTTCCCGAAGCATCTTGAAAGTACACGGAAAAAACACTATTACCTAAATCGCCATATCTAGCTGTTTGTGGGGTACCCGACATATTGGACATGCCATCATCGATTCCACCACTTTGTTCGGTTTCCCAAACTACTAATAGATCTTCACGACCATCGCCATTGAGATCCATATTAAACATGTCACTTGCGCCATAATTGCGCTCACGAGCAGATCCTAAGTTTGGTCGCGCTAGGGTATAGGACTCTACAAATTGACCGTTTTGTTGGGTTAGGACTGACAATGGGAGCGTTTTCATATCGCCCGGCCATGTCCTATATGCACCAGCCACAATGGCGTATTGCCCGTTTAGCTCTATAAAAGTAGTACCAGAAACACTGTATTCATAATTATTAAATTTTGCTGGCAACGTATCTTCACGCCAAGTGAATTTAGCTGAGCCAGAATTTTGATAAATTCTAAAATCAAAAAAACAAGCGACCACAATATCAAGATCACCATCACGATCATAGTCGGCAGCATCAGCAATATGATTAAATGTCCTTACACCATTTGTATTGGTGAGCCAGCTGTCTAAATTCTGCCATGTGAGACCATTTTTACCACCCAATAACAATGCAGGATCACCTTTGTTGGGTGTGGTTCTGTTGTTCAGCTCCCATCCTTGATCAACTTGAAAGTAATCTGTGTAACCGTCATTGTTAAAGTCTCCAGCAACACTGTCACGAAAATACTGATACGGGCTGGTATTTTTTATAACACTCGGATTGGCTGTAAAAACGCCACCTTGGTTAGTCCATGGAACGGGAGCCATGGAAGTGTTCAATACAAAATTAGAAGGGAATGTGACCAGATCCAAATATCCATTGTGATCAATATCACTAATAATGACTGCATTAGTCTTTCCAAAAGAGTAGGACAATGATGGCTTTGGATCTAGGTACTGCGCTGAAAGATAGGATGTTTTAAGCATTATGCTGTTTCCTTTGTGGCCGCCATAAACACGTTTACTGCCGATCGTTGTTCAACTGGCAAGGTTTTATAGTTCTTGACCATCAGCTCGATACCACCCAAGCTGTCTGTGTCATGAGCCACACTGTAGGCAATAATTTCCGCTAGGGCTTGATCTATGTTCATGCTTGACTCCTTGCTAGTGCGTCACGGGCTTCACGGCTAATGTGTACTATCACAGCTGGTCCTGCCACTGGATGTACACGGGCCATATGGGTAGTGTGACTTATGGTGTTTTTGGTTGCTTGCTCCACAGGTGCAATTAAATGCAATCCCGGAGTGCTGTACCAAAGGCTTATTGGATTCACTTTCACATTAGTCTAACCTTGATCCAGCATAGGCCTTAAATCCATATCGTTCAAAAACTTTGGCAGCCGCTTCGGCACCAGCTTCCAGTGTGTCAATATTTTGCACACCAATATCTGCAGGATTCCAAATTTGATAGCTACCGGTGTAGCTCTTACGAATGCCTGCGGCCTTAAGGGCTTTACCAAGACGAGTGTTGCCTTTGATGCCGTAGATGTCACACCAGGCAAAACCACACGAGTATTGATCTACACCGCCTAGCTTCTCTTGGAAAAACTTTTCAGCGGCTTGGCGAGCTTCTGCTTTGGCTTCGGCCAGGATGTTTTCAACTTCGATTTGAGTATAGTTCATATTAAACTCCACAGGCTGTAAAGAAACGATCAAAGTCAAATCTTGGATTGACTGAGCGAGCTACTTGGGCAAATGCCTCGGCTGCAATCTTAGCTGACTTACGATCTGGCATTTGGCTAATCTCTTTTGCCATTGCGATAAAGTGTTTTTTTGTCATTTTCTGCTCCGTTTTTTAACTGTATGTAACTATTATACCCTAAATGCCTTTTTTGGTCAACCGAATTACATGCTCCAATAAGATTCGCTAGCAGGCGAGCAAAAATGTGGAGTATCGTAACGCTCGGTGAACTCCTTGCCACCCATTAGATTTGTTTTGGTTACAAAGGTTTCGTGTAGTTCAACAATAAAACCTTGTGCAATCTTGTCCGATACCACTGTTTGGATGTAATCACGGGTAACTGGGCAGAAGTCCTTCTTTTCAATCAATCGCTGACCCGCTTTAATACGACGATCGGCTTTGTAAATTTCTACTGTGTATGCTGTAAGTTTTGACATGTTCTGCTCCTTTATGTTCACTATAATAATAGTATAACAAATCGGGCATTTTTGGTCAACCTTTTGGTAAAGCCAGAAAAAAGCCCGTTTTACCGGGCTAAAAGGTGTTGTTTTTAGACTACAGAACAGTCTATTAAATTTTCTTCAAATATACGCCAACATTCGGCCCAAGTCCACTGCAAACTGGCATCTTCTACATCCGCGCGGTCTAGGGTCAAGCATTGTTGCACTGCCAATCGTAAATTGTCGTTAAGGAATCCGGTTAAGCCAGGCTCAATAATATCCTTGGGGCCAGGTACTGGATATGCCGCCACAGGAGTTCCACAGGCCAGTGCTTCGATGTTGACCACTCCAAAGGTATCGGCACGGCTAGAGAATACAAACACATCGGCCTGAGCATAGTAACGGGCCAACTCGGTTCCTGTCTTGGCACCCGCAAATTCGATGTCAGGATATCTGCGTTCGAGTTCTCTGCGATACGGACCATCACCTACTACAATTTTAGTAGCACCCGGCATGTCCAGCTGACAAAAATCATCAAGTCCTTTTTCAACACTGACTCGGCCTACTGAAAGTAGCACAGGATAGCCTGCTACAGTTTCTACTCGATGACTGCTGTTGAAGATGGTTCGGTCTACACCGCGAGTCCATACACGCAGATTAGCGAACCCACGTGACACTAAGTCTTGCCTGATACTTTCTGTAGTGACCAACACCCGATGACTGTGCTTATGGAACCAACGCAGATACCACCAGGTCCATGACTCAGGAACGCCATACATCCGTTTCAAGAACTTGGCAAAATCAGTATGATAGCTAGTATTATAAGGAATATGATTCCGCTCACACCACCACCGGGCAAATAATCCTACTGGCCCTTCGGTCGCAATGTGAATATACGACGGCTGTATCGCCTTAATCTTTTTACTAATCCCGTGTGGCCAGCAGAGTTTAACTTCAGGATAACCAGGGCAAGCAAAATGAGGGAACTGCCTGGGATTAATATATACAATATGATGCCCGTTACTACTAGCGTGATCTTCCAGGGCTTTGAAAGTTGTGACCACTCCATTGATTTGATCTGGAACATTGTCAGTGACTACTAGGATTATTTTTGTTGACATTGTGCGTGTACCTTAAATCCTTCAAACTTGAGCCAGTATTTAACTGACTCACGAGCTGACTCGCATGCTCGTTCCGTAGCAAACTCAAGGCTTACTCTTCCTGGTACGTCGTTTGGATTGTTTATGTTCACTGCCAACAGTATCAGTATCCACATCGTCGTGCTCCTTGGTCCAGGTTATTATTTCCCATGCTCCTGAATGATGTTCGACCAAGGCAGTCATGCTTTCAACCCAGTCACCATCATTCATGTACATTATACCATCTATCTCTTTAATTTCTGCATGGTGTATGTGTCCGCATATTACACCATCATAGCCACGCTTGCGGCAATAACGAACAAGATTAAGCTCAAACTGAAACATAAAATCAGCGGCTTTTTTGACCTTATGCTTGAGATACCTAGACAAACTCCAATAACCAAAGCCCATCCTGTGACGTATCCAATTAAACCTGCTGTTAAGGCTGAGAACGAAGTCATACAATTTGTCTCCCAAAAAACTCAGCCAAGGGGCCAAGCGTGTAATGCCATCAAACAGGTCACCATGTGTGACCAAGTAATGTTTGCCATCTAGACCAATGTGTTCTGTTTGATTTACTATTTCTACTGCGCCAAATCCCATGCCATAAGGAATAAGTGGGCGCAGGAATTCATCATGATTACCTGCCACATAGATTACTCTAGTGCCACGTTTGGCATGCCCCAGTATACGACGCACAACATTGGTATGGCTTTGTTGCCAACGCCATCGGTTCTGTTGAATTTTCCAGGCATCGATTATGTCGCCTACTAGATATAATGTTTCGCAGGTGTTGTGTTTGAGAAAGTTGTTGAGTGCTTCGGCCTTGCAGTCGCGAGTGCCTAAGTGAACATCCGAGATAAAGATTGAACGGTAGGTTTTCTCTGGCATACGCTTATTTACTGCAATGCCAGAGAAAAAGATATTACACTTGTGTTACACCCTTACAAGTGTCCATTTACCATCAAATGATTTGCCTGCGGCCTTGTGCTTAACGATCTTGGCGAATTCCTTCTTGCGAAGTTCCTGCTGTTTCTCAGCGTCATGGTTGATGCAGGCCTGATACACTTTACGAATCAATTTATTCTGTTTCATTGCCCTATCCTCCTTTTGTAATAAAACTGTAACACAAGTATATATCAAAAGTCAATCAAAGAATTGTGACAAAGAAAAAAGGACCGAAGTCCTTTTTGATTCTGGTTACGAGCTCCAGAGACACTCTATCTTTGTGTCCGGTTGAGTTATTTACTTTTTGAATGTTACGGTTGTATTACGAATTCAACACCTTTGCTACGCTGTTGATCACTGCAGCAATACGTCCAATGTCACGAAGTTGTTCTACTGAATAGCCCATCTTCTTTAATCCATCGTAGTGTGCTCGAACACAAAAGTGACACTTGCCCACAATACTTGCGGCCAAACTATAAGACTCAAAGCGTTCTTTAGTTGTGCCACCGTGTGACGCAATAGCATTCATACGCAACTGAGCAGGCAAGCCACTTAGGGCATCATCACCGGCCATTTCAACATATGGGTACCATACATTGTTTTGAGCCATGATTGCCGAAGCTGTCATTGCGGCGTCACGTTCAGTGGCATCTTCCATGCTTGACTGTATAAATGTAACGAGTTTGCCATTACCTGTTGCCATTGCGGCTGCAAGAGCACATCCGTTAGCTTCAACAACATCAAGGGTGCTACGATTAATAACACCATCAAGATTAAGTCGTGTGTCTTTGGCATAATCAGGCAAGGCCTCTTTGATCGTATCTACCCATGACATTACAGTGTCTCCCCACCTACTGTGCGGTTACATGCACAGAGCTCACCTGTTTGAAGTGCGTCCAATACACGCAATGTTTCTTCTGGGCTACGACCAACATTCAAGTTGTTGACAGTAACATGCTGAATAACATTGTCTGGGTCAACAATGAATGTGGCACGAAGTGCGGCACCAGCTGGTGCATAGAATACACCAAGTTGTTCAATCAAGCTCAACTCACCACGCTGTGTGTCAGCGAATTGGTTGTGTGTGATCTTCTTTAAATCACTGTGGGCTGTTTGCCAGCTAACTTTACAGAACTCATTGTCTGTGCTACCTGTGAGCAGGACTGCGTCACGGTCAGCAAAGTCACGTGTCAATTTGTCATAGGCTACAATTTCTGTTGGGCATACAAATGTAAAATCTTTTGGATAGTAAACAATTACTTTCCACTTGCCAGCAAATGATTCTTCTGTGATATCAAAGAACGCATCTTCTGGTTGCCCTGGCTTGACGCCGGTTACTACAAACTTCTCTAATTTATGTCCTACTGTTTTCATGCACATCTCCTTAAGTTAAAATTGGTGACTCAGTGTTAATACTGATATATTGATTGTACATTAATTTATCCTATTAATCTACGATTTTAATAGATTTTTTCAGAATATTTTTTAATAATGCTTATAGATTTTTTTAATAACGTAACCAAAGAAAAAGGGCTGTTAACCCCATTTCTCATGATACCGTTCTAAAGCCCGTTTACGGGCCAAAACAAGTCTAAGTTTTATTTCGTCTGATAAATCATCCTGTACTTCTGCTGACTGATTGACCAACTCTGGACGACGATACCCAACTTGAAATTCTGGAACTTCATTGTAGTAGTCAGGTTCGTCGTCTTCGAGTCGAAGATTACTTAGCGGCTTTTGCGTCCTTGGCAGGTGCTGTCTTGGCTTCGCTTTTTGCAGGCGCTTTAACATCCTTTGCAGGTGCTGTTACAGCAGGCTTGGCTTCTTCTTTCTTGGCAGGAGCTGTCTGTGCAAAAGCTGTCAATGCAAATACACTTGCTACGATTGCGAGTAATGATTTCATTTTGAATTTCCTTTAAGGTTAAGTATGCTGGGATGACTACAAGGTCCGCTACGCCGTTTATCACAGTCAGGGCATTTCATTCGCAAATATGAATCTTGCGTAGAGTATCCTACTTTAGGATCTTTGTAGTGGGGTTTTGTAGTTGTTAACACGATGCCTCCTAGCATACTATATTAACGCTTAGGAGTTACACTAAGTTGACAACTGTTTACTCTTTTTTGCCTATATATTCGTGACTGTAGCAAACACGGTCTGCATCCCTTAGAGCAATTTGAGCATTGCCACCATAGCCCGGCATGGCTCTGATGCTGCCATCTTTGAGTAGATAACTGCCTTTTCTACTTTTTTTGTTAGTACTGGTGGCACGCCACAAAGGACTCTTTTCTCTGTGCTCACCAAAGCTGGGATGGGCTGTTTTACTGAAGTATCTCAATCCACGGCCAACATAGATTTCGGCAATGGCATCACTGAAGGCAGTGCCTATACCCATGCCCTGAAACTCAGGTAAGATCACAGTTCTATGACCGCGCCAGTAACTGTGAATGTCTCGGTTAGTTGAATGTATGGCAGCATGGAACCCAATGGGCTTGTCACCCAACAATAACACATAGCAATGAACGCTACGGCTCATACGTGTGTCTAGATAGTGATACTTACTGAAATATCGCCAATAGTCCGGACCTGTGCTTCGGATGGTGAGTGCAAGTTGTGGTCTTGTCCCCAATCGATAAAGTGACCTCCGGTTTTCAAGTTTCTGCAGGTCAGTATCATACACCCATTCTGGGTCTAACCAGTCAATTATATCTCTATGGCAACTTGCAATATATAGTGGATCTGTAGTGCCGCGTTGATCATAAAATTTACGAATACTCAACGCTAGACTCTTAGCAGTGTCACGATCTACCACACTAGTAAATTCATCTACTGTGCTGAGTCCTTGATCCAAACACATGGCCATTTCAAAGCGGTGGTGTTCGCCATTGCTCAGGGTATGTGGTGGACGGAACCAAGTTGGTATGCTACGCAAGCCACAGGCCAGTAATAATTCTTCGCCGCGTTCAGGTGTAGAGAAGTTTTCAACAACCGTATTATAAAATTCAACTTTGGGTTGAACATGCTTGCCTAGACTACGTAGAATAGTGCTTTTACCGCTACCTGACGTACCTACAATTAATACAATGCCATCTTGTGGAAGCTCTGGAATGACTACCGACGTTTCCTTATAATCAGTGATGTCGTACTTGCGTTTAATTTCTTCTAAATAGTTAGTCATTATACCACTCTAAAAAAGTCAAAATGATCTTGTAAAGTCCACGTGTCAAGATCTACAACCGATTGTCCGTTGTATGTTTCAATTGCAATATCAGCTAGGGCAATTTTATAGCGTTTAAAAAAGAACCAACCATCCGGTGTACTGTCATGTAACCCTTTTTGTCGTAACATGGAATCAACCCGGCGACTTACGCGACATGTAGGAACATTTAATGCTTGATTAATTGAAAGCTCGCCTGCAATTAATTTGTCTCGTATAGTTGATGCTGGAATCACGTGTTCAAATATACAATCTTTAGCAGATAAACTTACACCACGCTGATGGTAATGGCTTTTAATTTTACCTTGAATAGCATATTTGTGATATCTACGAATCCAATGATCAATGCTGTCTCTTAGTAATCTTGCTCGCATATCATCTTCAATTACAGTATTTCTATACAGATCAAGTAATCTTTCAAGTTCTTCGGTAGTAGTCAACAAAGCCTGCTCGTATGCTTTGTCGTTACGTTTAACATTAACATATTTTTTTCCACGCATGTTTTGCATGTTTTCTTGTAAGGTAGGCATATTAGTACAAGTCCTTTCGAGCAGGAATAAACGGAGTACTAGCGTTCAAGGTAGGTATGCGTCCACCCGTCCAGGTCTTAGATAATTGGTGCCACAAAAATGTGCCGCCTGTATTCCAGTTCTTAGCTACCTTAACATGCTTGGGTTGGTGCTGTGCTGGCATACCTGCATAGTATTGTTTGTGCCAATTTTCGTAAGATGTACGAATCTTAATCCAGAAATCACTACTTTCATGAAAGTCTGCATCAAACAGTTCATGCAAGTGATCTCCTAAACTAACAATTTCATCATCGGTATAGTCAATGCCATCTTCCTTGGCCATATTAAACCAAGCGCACATGATCTCAATTTCTTGAGAAACAATATTGCGTGGATTAGGAATAGTAGTAGTGTACATACAGAACTTACGAATTATGTCGCTAGTGTACTTGTCAATTTCTGCCATACGACTGATAGCGCCTGGCATATGAGTATCACCAAATTTTTCTGCGGTAACAAACAATCCCGCCTGTTCTAGGTACTGTTGTTTACGTTCTGCTTCAAGCCATTCGGCTTTTTTATTACCATCAAGGCGCACACCTAATACCATCTGACGAAACAGATCAATACTATCCAAACGCAATTTGCCAATGTCACTGTTACCACTAACAAAGTTTTCGCGAATATCTGCACGATTTTTAACCTTGTATAAAATACTAGGAACCATAACCTTTTTAGGGTCCTGACCAAAAATCATTACTGCAATAATCCAATACACAATTGCGGTATGCTGTGCGTCCCAACTTGCAAACAGTTTAGTGCCCACTGGGTAGATTTTGGCTAAATCTCCCCCGGCTGTAACTTCGTATAGTTTGATAGGATCAGCTTGTGGTTCGCGGAAGTTCTTGAGAATTTCAATAACCCAAGTCAGGTTAAGCACTCGCTGGATTGTAATATCAATTAAGATATCCGACATAGGGGTAAGACCGGCTACACATAATTGCAAGTCTTCAAAACATTTAACCAGTGGATTGTTTTTTTGGAATACTTTAATAGCATTCTTGAGTTGACTGCGTACTCCTGCGCCTTTCATGGGCTCAAGTATAGAAACAGTGTCGTTGAATCGTTGATTTAAATCAACATATTTAGAACCAGTATGATTATACTGTGCGTTCTGCTGTGCCGCATAACTTTGCGGTATTGCTGGTGAAATAAAATTTGTTGCCATTTTGTAATACCTTTCCAAGTTGTGATTTTCTCCGGCGTAGCCAGTGGCATGTCCATTGATAATTTAAATTTTTACTACGATTACAGTATAACACAAATACTTAGTTGTGTCAACCCCCACATAATAGAGTGCTCTGCAACCCCCGGTGGTCAATTATACCCTTATCTTTCGCAACACCCCTCTCGGTGTCGCCTCTGGTTATCCGATAGGATTCAGCAGAGAAATAAAGCAAGTCCTCACCCACTCACGACAGGGTCCGTTACGCATTGCCAGCGCCAGTTGGGGTTTGACTGGGACCATCCGCGGTTGACTAAACCACTTATCGTGCGGATCACACTAGCCCAGAGTCACCCGGGCGCAAACTTTTATTGTAGCGTATCTCCTTCGATACCGTCAAATACACTACAACCACGTTGTTCTGCTTCGTACATCAACTTGTCTGTTGCGGCATCGCAGGCAATTTCAAACAGTTCATCAATCTCCGCTTGAGTTAGGTGATATTCTGGAATCTGGCCTGCCATTACAGCTTCTGCTATCATGAGTCGGTCTTCAGTCATTTTGTATCTCCTGGAATCTTTCTGTAAATGCCTCAAGCAAACAACTGTATTCTTGTTGAGTTTTGGTATTGTAATAATACACAGTCAACCCTGCAGGTGTTTGTATGACTTCGTTGACTCCAAAGATCCGACCTTGACTGTCGGTGAATTGTTTTCGAAATTGTGTTGTCATTAGTATTGTGCCCGTGCTAATCTTTGTTCTCTATGAGCATGCCAACTTGCTTCTAAGTCAGCATCATGTTTAAAAAGTTTTTGGTATGCCCGGTCTGTGACTCCGTAGCCTTCATTCATGGAGCCATGTTCAAAAAAGTCATAGTCCACAGTCCAGCGTGGAATGATATCCCCTTGTGCGTCACCGTCGTGCAATATAGGTATTTGTTTCCACTGAAATACCAAGCTGTCAATGACCTGTTGCCAATAACCTTTTGCCCAGGATTTTCTTTTGGCCTGTTTATAACAAGCCCGAGCATGGTCTAACCGGTTACCAAGTATTTCTATCTCGTTGCCAAAGTGTCTGTAATTTTTCATAGTAATAATAGTTTAACAAAAAGATATTTTATGGTCAACCTATGCTGAATCAGACAAAATGGTTATTGCACCTTGTTTTTCCTTGGGCATACACAGCATGTTTTGGTAGTCAACTATAAAAAACTCATAATTTTCAACTGAATTCAACACCTGTTTGATTGGGTCTACTCCGGTAATAAAATATTCAACCCAAATCCAAGGACGATGTCGTTTAATTGTTTCAAGTGCTCCGGCAAGTGCTGGGATTTCATAACCTTCTACGTCTAACTTAAAAAAATCTAATCTAGGCAATGCCATGGTATCAATACTGACAATGTCCACCACACGATCCTCCATCCACCCATCTTCGTTGACAGTGGTTTCATCACTCAGCGACACGGTACCAAAGTCTTGGGCTATGCTGTAGTCCACTGCGGGCAGTTGTGCCGTCCCAGGTTCCGCTCCTAGTCCACAGTTGTGTAGATACACGTGACGGTATCCGTTGATAGCTAAACTACCGCCTAGTGCTTGAAATAGTTGACGCTGTGGTTCAAAACTGACGATTCTAGTGCCGCGCCCTTGAGTTCTATGTGCCACAGGCACAGTAAAAAATCCAATGTTGGCACCACCGTCAACGATTACAGCATCATTGGGCAGGGTATCAACAATGGCAAAAATATTGTTTAATTCACTTTCAATATGAGTGCGGCCTGTTTTGACTAATGCTTCAGCTTGGAACAAACAGGTTCTAGCCACAATAAATTTGCCATACACACTGTCTAGCACTACAAAATTATCTACCTTCATCACATCCATTTCATTGTAAATGCTAAACAATCACGTTCTGAATCAAAGTAAAAAATATATCTTCCAGGTTTATGATCGCTACTTACTTCAACTAGTTGCCAGCGCCATTCTGCTGACAGTTCTTCTTTGCACCAATCCAATACCGATTCAAGCACACCAAAAGGTTTGGCTATCTCTTGTGCGTGACGAAAACTGTCTCGATCCCTTGTGTACTGCATGGGACTTTTTAACAAGGGTTCTGGGCGGATTTTACGCAAGGTCATGCAAGGATTCGGTTAACAAATTTTGTGGCAGTTGCCAGAATACATAACTGTCACGAATGTCTAGCACATAGCCCTCACTGGGCTTTCCTGATTTAGGACTAGTCATTTCATAAAAGAAAAACTGAATATCATCTTGTATCCAAGTGCGTTTGGTATAATAACTTGGATAGCCTTCAAACGCATCTAAACTCTGTTCGCATTCGGGAGTAATTTCCCATAGTACACCAGCTACTTGGTTGCCTCGCTTGGGCTCAATAGTGGCGTGATTATAAAATTTAAGTTCCCAGTCACGAAGAATAAATGCCTGTCGTGCCAGGGCTTTGGGACAACGCCACTCCATTTGTCCTGGGTGCATGTTTGCCCCATACGCAAAATATAGATTCTTTAACATGTTACCTCACTAAACTTCAATTTAAAAATAAATGCATCTTTTGGATTACGGAATGACCATGTCATCTTGTCCGGACCGATATCTGTAATGAATCGATCACCTGGGCAACCAAACATTTCAATACTGGAGGCACAAAGTTCATTCCAGTAATGCATGGTGTCTGCGCCCTGTCCCCAATGCACTGAGACCGGATAGGCAAATTCAGGATCTGTCACAGATAAGTCTTTTCAATATACTGGTCTGCCCAATCTATGCCGCCTGTGTTATAAAACAGGTGATTGTCATGTAACCCAAATCGATTACAAAAACTTTGTCCGTATCGTTGTCCGTGTAAGGCTTCCCAAATGAAATCTTCTTTCCATTGCAAGTATTCCTCACGATCAATCTTGCCAGACCAAACTTTCAATGGAGTATTGGTTTGTTGCATTGCAGTTACCATTTGTTCAAACGAATTTGTCATATACTATTTTAACACACTTTCGCCATTTGTGTCAACTTCTGTCCAGGTATAATCACCTAGCCATTTTACTCTGCAAACATATTCATAATAGTCGGGTTTGGTTGTGGTCCACTCCGTCGGTCCGGTTTGGACTAGGATGGTACCACCATGTCTATGATCGCGGGCCAACCAATAGCACTGACCATGGTATATTTGAAAACTATATTTGGCTGCATGCACTAGGTCGGTAATATCCAACCGCTTACGCACATCATCTGCTTGGCGTTGTAGTACTTCAACCAACTCCATGATACGACGGTATTCCTGATGTCCATGCATACGGGCCACATTGACCATCTGATCCTTTTGTTTTTCAACGGGAATAAGTTCAAATGCAGGGCCACCAACTTCGGTAGGGTAAGGTGTTACACTCCGGTTAAAGAATTGAATTAGCTCGCCGGTTGATTCGCTGTCGTAACTGTCGCGACCATCGGCAAGATTACTTTTCTTCTTGCTCTTAGGGTTGCGTGGATCGTCGGGCGGCAAGGTTAGTCCCATTATTATATTTTCTTAGGTAAATAAAAATGCCAATCGCGATACTCGACATATCCACCGGCTCTAACAGTTGAAAAGGAACTATCAGCATGATATTTATAAACAACAAATATACCCGTTGGTATTACGGCATTATTGATAATGCTACCAACCGTATCAATAATTCTTACACCGAATGTCATCATATTATTCCAGAATGTTTTTTTAAGCATCGAATAAGGAAGGGACCTGCTGGTTGGGTCGAAGGTAATCCTGAGGATAAATCCAATAAAGTAAAACTTACGGCTAAAGAACATTTTGTATGTCATCATCTTTTGACTAAAATGCTTGCTGAAACTCGCCCAAGAGCACAAATGATTAAAGCGTTGGAACGAATGACTGTTGGAAACAAAAATCATAATCGTTATACTATAACAGCCAGGCTGTTTGAACAAATTCGAATCAATGCCGCACAAGCACATTCAATATTAGTTAAAGGCAAACCCGGGCATTCAAAAGGTAAAAAGTGTCCAAACATATCAATAGCTAAAAAAGGTAAATCAATCATTCTTCCACCGAGGACCAAAGAACATCAAGATAAAATTTCTAAAAGTCTCAAAGGTAAACCGGCGTGGAACAAGGGCAAAAGTTATACAAATAAAAAGTATAAACAACTTACTTGTCCTCATTGCGGCACAGAAGGTATAATTGCTAATATTAAACGCTGGCATATGGATAATTGTAAATCAATCCCAATGGGCACGGAAATATTTTCCAAATAATCTAAAACCATTTTGCATGCGATCTGACCAGACCCTATGACCTTCTTTGTCATACTTAACTTTACTTACGGCATTGGTCATGTCATCTAACCATTCGTTTGTGCCACGCTTGCTGGACTCATAAGCACTATGATCAAAGAACTGGCCTTCGGCATCATCCTTACAAAGTTGTTCAAACGCCCATATTTCTTCTGCCAGCACCCAATCCCAACGCATGAACCAAAGACTATCAGTGTCCCATTCATTTTCCTTGGGCTGTGCCATTGTGCTACGCAGGTATTCGGGCACATCTTCATCGTCTACATGTGGAGCACCATGCTTGGTGGCCTGTAATTGTTTGAGCATGGGCAAAATAATGTCGCCCAGGGTATGATCCATCGACCAGGTATCATAGCGATCAATCTTGACGTAGTTAACGGGTGGATGCACAAGATCCAATACCCATTGAATTGCACGACAAACAGGACTAATATATTTTGTAATCGGTTCTACCCAAGCTGGATGGTCAACGTAGTCTGCATCTTCAACAATGCTTCGTTTACGCCCACACCGACTCCACGCAGTCCAAAAGAACACATATTCTATAACAGTGTATGGGCTAATCCAATGATTACGGTAACAACTTTTATAAACTTTCATTACAATCCTTTATCTTCCATGCCCTGGACCAACCACTCGGTTAATGGCTCGCCGTGCGTTAATTTAATTTTTAACATACGACCATCCATGAACAGGGCTCGATATTCTTCTTGGTCTTCTTCTGACCTATAATAGTAAAAACGTATTTCACCATCAAAATCATCACAGCGTACCCAACGCTCGTTGCTTTGAACTATGGTTCCGCCAAGGAACCCGTCCGCACTGTCAACCCATTCTGAGTCGTATTCTTCGTGCCACAAGTACCAATGCCCCGACGTTTGATCCTGTTCGATCTTGTAATTATCCAGAGTTTGTAAGGGCGTATCTTTAGTTTGATACTGCCGACCCTTGTACTCGATATTATCAAACATGCCCATGATTAACTCCAGGCCAAACGAAAAAAGGTTGCCAAACTATCTGACGCAAATCTATAACCTGATTCGGTTTGCTGATAATCTCTACCGCACTGATAACCGTGATCAACTAACCACTGACTCATGCCCTGAGTTTTTTCCTGTATTTCTTCGCGGATCTGAACCCGTTCAGCGGCACCACCATGGCGATGGGCACGACCATAACGGCGAACCAAGTCCGCATAAAACGGTTCGGTATCTACAGCAACACAAAGGTGTGGGTATAGTAGTTGACTCATATTGTATTATAGCAGAATTGTCTATTTTGGGTCAACCTTGATGCCCAATGTGGCTGGTGCGTGATCAACACAGGCACCCGTTTCATCTGAATAAAAGAACGCATCTGGGTCTATGATCTGAACCCGCATATCACTGTGACGGAGATCGTAGTCCACAAAATTATGGTATAGATCATAGATTCTAAACACATAGCGATCTCCGCCACACCAGATCAGTAGGCCTTCGCGGCCGTCGGCTGATTCAATTTTTACGTTACCAACTTCCATCATCAATCCATAATCTAACTGTTACAAATAAAAATCTAGCCGACCATGTACGCTCGTTGGGACCAGCCCATTCATCTGTGAACACACGACCAGCTTGAGGAATCCAGGCCCAGTGCGAGGGATTAACAGTAATAGCTACACTTGCTCCTGAATACCTTAACCATTTATACATTTTCACGTCTCCTTGCTGATTGTAAACGCATCTTCATTGCGGCTCCCGACAGAAACTGATCATCCGGATCAAAGCTGACACTATTCAAATAGAATTTTTTCAACACACGATCGCCATTCCACCAACTACGTTGACACTGAATATACCCTTCATCTTCCAACTGATTGCGTAAGGCTTTGAACTCCTCACTGTCGTCTGTGCCCATGACACTACGATTGCCCTTGCCCTGTAACACTTTAACTAAATCGTCATTGGTTATTGTATCTTTGTCGGCGTAGTCATTCCACTGACGATGATAGTGTGGATGCCAATCTAGGGATTCATCTAGCTCAAAAACCATTAGACCTCCAAGTATTGTAGTTTAAAAAAGTCTGCAATAGACTCGTAGCCAACATAGCCTCTAGGGTTACATACCACACGGGTTTCGCCAATCCAGTAGTTGAAGTTATGATGCGTGTGTCCGTGCAACCATAATTTAATCTGTGGGCGGGCCTCAATAAAATCATCTAAACTGCTGCGGAATGCACCATTTAGCAAGTTACCTTTGTACATGTCAGCTACACTCAGTTCGCTAGGGCAATGATGCCCGACCACAATGTAACTGCCAGGATCGCGGGTTGCATGATTAATATAGGCCATCATTTTCTCATGATCCTCTACGCTATCTTCTGGACTCCAACGAGCCGGCTCTTCTTTGAATTTAACGCCATTAGGAACCAGGTTGCCTTTTTCATCCTTGATATATTTTCCGCCGTTTTTACCATCTTCAGTATAGAGCAAATTTTCCATATACACCGGCACCTGGCGAACAACCATACGATTACTATTTTTAACTTCGCGGAAGTCATTCATGGCATCTTTACAGTAGCTCAATGTTAAGCTATTACTGTCATCCATATTGGTCCACAAGGTACCACACACAAAGGTATGACCTTGATGTTGCCATGTTTCTTTTTCAAGAATATGTAAGTTGCTGTAATCCAAGTGTTCTCTAAGAATGTTGTAAGTATGAGCCGCATCTCCTGAGTAGTGTTCATGATTGCCCATGATATACACCACTTGAGGAAATTCTTGGCACACATGATCAAAGAACTGTCTATACTCTTTTGCTAAGTGTTGCATATATGTAGGGCGACCATCCACAAAATGTTTGGCCACACAGATGTCGCCGGCAAGAACCAAGACATCAGCACCCTCGGTATTATCAAGGGTGATGGGTCCGAATTCTAAATGTATATCACTGGCTAGAGCTATTTTCATTGATGCCCAACTTTAATAATTCTGTTTTAAATTCAGCGATTACTCTTGGATCGCCGCCGGCCAGGTATGCTGTCTTGCCTGGAAAGCGAGATTGGAATGCAGTACGAATTTCTGCTACTGTTGTACCTTGACATACAAACTGCTTGTCTTCATTATTATAACAGAAATAAACACCATTGTCTACTTCAATATCCAGACCAACCAAGTCGGTTTGGGCTTGTTGGATGATTTGGTTGACCATGTGATCTACACGACCTCGGATACGCTGAAACAAAATCCATATGTAAAGGCCCAGCATTATGAAGCCGATACCTATGCCCATCAAAATTCCACCTACGATCTCATTTAGTTCCATTATGCTAGTCCTTTGGCTTCAACGCCTGTTTTGTACCACTCGGTTAAGGGTTCAGGTTCTTCGTACTCTTCGTAGCCCCAGACATCGCTGGCTATTTCTTTATAACGAGCCGGATCACTGCCACAGTCCACGTCATCTGTGTCCAAATACTCACCATCGTATGCGGTAGTGCCTACAAATCCTGCACCGGGTTCCCAATATTCCAAACTGAACTGTACTCGTCCATCTGACATGGCCCAAGTAGTAAATGCTTCCACCGGCGGAGCCCATGCCGTACTAAATGAGAATTCAATTGAGTCCGGTTCATCATCCGTGTCAATGTAGACATCACTTAGTGACCACTTGGTTCCCCAATTATTTACACGCCACATGTACCAGTCTTGCTCACCCGCAAAATTAGGCTGTGGAACCATCCAGGCCAACAACTCACCTTCCGGATCGTTGAGTATTACTCGGATTTCATCGATTACCGGACTTGGTCCTGTAATAGTTGCACGGCACGAACACCAATTAGGCATATCAACTCCTTGAGTTACAATAATATATAGCTATTATACAAGAAACGGAATTAATGGTCAAGAAAAAACCCCAGCATTGCACTGGGGTTTGGGCTCAGTGTCCGGTCTGAATCGGACAGCGTCGAGGTATTAGATACCTAATGCAAGAGCGCGATAGCCAGCGGCTACCAATTTACGTGAAGGTTTGCCCAACACGTATTCTGTAACATTTACACCGTTGCCAGCTTTGCGTGAGTTTGTGTAAACTGCAAAACCATGGCTACGGATACGACTTACTTCAGCTGACAGGTTTTTTACGCCCATCTTGCTTGCCTGGCTAGCTGTCAAAGCCTTGCCTTCTTGTAATGCGGAAAATACACGGTACGTCTTGGTTTCTGGATTAATAAATTTCATTTGATACCTTTCTATGTTAAACGCTGTTTAACAACAGCATATATACATAATACACTGATTAAGTAGAGTTAGCAATACTGTTTGGCAAAATTAAATACTATTATGACATATTATGTTTACGCATATCTCCGAAAAGATGGAACCCCTTATTATATTGGTAAAGGAAAAGGATTACGGGCATACGAAAGACATGATACTATTCCGTTACCGGGCGATCCCATCCGAATTATTATGCTTGAAACTAATTTAACCGAATTAGGAGCCCTGGCTATTGAGCGTAGGATGATTCGCTGGTATGGTCGTAAGGATTTAGGAACTGGTATTTTGCGTAATCGCACAGACGGTGGCGATGGTGCAAGTGGTTTAAAAAGGTCTAAAGAATCTAATCAAAAAACGTCAATGACCATGACAGGAAAAATAAGAGGCCCGTTAACTGAGGAACATAAAGACAAGTTACGTGGGAAAAGAAAATCAACAGGCCCTAGATCAGCAGAAACTATTGAAAAGATTCGCCTAAAATTAACAGGTAGAAAACTAACAGATCAGCACAAACAAAATTTATCAACCGCTAAAAAACAATATTACAGCAGTACATAATGTAGCCGTTAGGATAGCTATTTTACCATAAATAACTAAAAAGGCTAACTCCAACCATGACACAGTATGTAATCAACATTGGCGCAGTACCAAACGATGGCACGGGCGATCCACTACGCACTGCTTTTAACGAAACCAACCTGAATTTTGATCAGGTTTTTGCCGCAGGACCAGTTTTAAGCAACATTCAGATAGCCAACAACAAAATCTTAACCACTAATACCAATGGAAACTTGGTCCTAGCACCAAATGGTACAGGTGTAGTACAGAGCAATGTCAGCATTGTTCCAAACACAGCCAATATTCGCAATCTAGGCAGTGCCACACAGCGTTGGGCCACAGTTTATACTCAATATTTAAATGTCACTTCAGGCACGTCAGTGAACGGTAACTTGACTGTTGATGGTAATTTGATAGTGATGGGCAATGTCATCAACATGGGCAACATTGTCACAGATACCTTGACCATACAGTTGGCCAACACCACAACAACTGCCAATGCGGCCAACGGTGCTGGTATCACTGTAGGAACCAATGACGATATTGCTACTATTTTATACAATTCTACCAGCAACGTCTGGACCACAAACATTGGACTAAGTTCAGTAGGCAATATCTCTGCACCATATTTGTTTGGCAACGGAAGCCAACTGACCGGATTGCCGGTACAATATGGCAATGCCAATGTGGTCACATTGTTGGCAGGATTTGGCTCAAACACTATTTCAACCACTGGTAATATCACAGGTGGATTTATTTTCGGTAACGGCAGTCAATTAACTGGATTACCAGCAACGTATGGCAATGCCAATGTTGCCACATTCTTGGCGTCATACGGTAGCAATACTGTCAGCAGTACAGGCAACATCACGACCACTGCCAATGTCTCAGGTGGATTTATTTTAGGAAACGTGGCATTTGCTAATGGATTACCAGCAACTTATGGTAACGCCAACGTAGTGGCCAATTTGGCTGCATTGGGATCAAATCCAGTAAGCACCACTGGCAACGTTTCCGGTGCCTACATTAAAGGCAACGGCAGTGAGTTGACCAGTTTACCAGCTCCTGTAGTCACACAAGATATTAGCTCCAACGGTAACATGAGTATAATGACCTATGATGGCAACATAAAATATGTAAACTATGCCACAGTTGAACCCTCCAGTGGCAACATTGCAGGCGGCAACATTAGTACTACTGGATTGGTCAGTGCTACAGGCAACATCACCGCTGGTAATATCAGCACTGGAACTATCACACTCACCAACGGTGCAGTGATTCGAGATACCACAGGTGATGCAGTAGCATTTGGTCAAAATGCTGGTGCAACTGGTCAAGGCCTGGTTGCAATAGCCATTGGCGACTCGGCTGGTAATGTCAATCAAGGTAATATATCAGTG